ATGATACCACACATGATACCAAATTTGATACCTCAACATGATACTGTAAAACACAGTATTATGAAATATCCATCATTGCGCTTTGTGTTCGATAGAAAACACGTAGCAACTAAGAAAAAACGCGGGCTTGTTCAGCTTGAAGTTTTATCCGAAGGAAAAAGAAAGTGGATTGGAACCGGAGTAAAGTTATACTCCGATCAATGGAGTGACCGAAAGAAAGTAATAAACTCTTCCGAGATGCTACAACTTAATCAGCGTCTTGATGAAATGATGCGCGTTATTCAAGATTGGGTAAATGACTTAATAAGAAAGAAGGAAGCGTTTGAATTTGAAAAAATGGATGCTTTCTTGAAATACCTCAATCATTCCGAAAACTACATCGAATTTTTGGAAAGACGTATAAACGAGCGTAATGATATAACCGAAAGTACGCGAAAGTCTCACCGGGTACTGATTTCTTCTCTCAAAGAGTTTGGTGGCATAACCTACATTAGCGACTTGACGGTACAGAATATTAAACTGTATGACAACTGGCTTCATGGCAAGTATAAGTCTCAACCAACTATCCACAACTACCATAAGAGAAACAAAGTTTATATCCACGAAGCAATGTCACTCGGCTTATTGAAGGATTATCCATATACCGGAGTTATTGTCAAAAGGGGAAAATATAAAAGAAGAAGGTTTTTATATCAGGAAGAACTTGATAAAATCCGTAATGCTGAAATACCCAATGAGTCGATTCGTCGGGTACGTGACTTGTTTGTTTTCCAGTCGTTCACTGGGCTTGCTTATGCGGATTTGGCAAAATTCAACTTCAAAAGAGATGTCGTGCAGCATGAAGGCAAGTATATTATCTATGATATGCGCATAAAAACAGAAGAGGATTACTACATTGTGTTGCTCTCTCCGGCACTTGAAGTTTTGAAAAAGTACAATTATGAGCTACCGATCATTAGCAATACACAGTATAATCTTCGGTTGAAATTGGTTGCTGATTATGCCGGGCTGGATAAAAATTTGACTACTCACATGGCGCGTCATACATTTGCCACTCTTGCTTTGACCAAAGGCGTACAGTTTAAGGCTGTTTCAAAGATGCTTGGGCACAGTAGCCTGAAAACGACCGAAGAATATGCAGCGATTTTGAACAAAGATGTGGATAAAGGCTACGAAGTATTTGAGAAGCAAATAAGCGGGTGAAATTCCCGCTTTTATGCGAAAAAGTTTTTTTCTTCATAAAAAGATATAAGTACATGGATAAATAAAGAGGGAAAATTATTCAGGTAGGAGATGAAAGAACCGCATAATCATGCCTAAAGAGAGATTAATCTCTTCGATGATCTGCGGTACAAAAAATCATTCAGTATAGTGTGACGCTTTTTGCCCGGTCAGGCATTAACAAGTTACCCAACTTCTCCGGCTTTTCTCTTACTTGTAGATGTTCAGGCACCCGGATTTATTCTGCCTACTGTTATAGAACTACCCTTTGTAACAGCTTTTCCACCACCGACCAACGGACTTCTCAAACGGATAAATTCGGCGTGGGGATTAAAAAATAATCCGCACCAAGTGAAGGTTTGGCACGGATTATTAATATATAGATGCTTCGCGTATGAAGCAGTATATTCAGTATGTACGGTATCACCTTCACTTGATACGGGTGCAAATATATGGAGCCTCTTTTTATTATCCAAATACCTGAAAATGTGATACTTTCATTCTTTTTCATGTTGTTTCATTCTTTCTCATTTTCACTCCTTTCTTTTAACTATTTTTATACTGCAATAGATTCTATGATGCACTTATAAAAGCGTATCTCCCGTACATACTCTAAACATTCATTGTTCGGCAACTCCGCTTCGCATTTCTCGTTCAGATCAAGAAGAAGACCTGAAAGTTCGTCCATGTCACGCAATGTATTGCGCACTGCCTCATTGTCGTTCATCTGTAAATCTTTCAAAAAAGCGATAAGTCTATCGGAAATCTTAACTCCTTCAACTTCAATGTAATTTCTGTTTGCCATAGTCGTATGTTTTAAATTATAAATCAAAGTATTTTCTCAACATTGGAATATCGGTCATTTCAAACCTTGCAGCCGAAACTCTCTCTTGGGTGAATCCTAATTTCAGAATCCCATTACAGCATACTTGACCGTATTTGTAGATAATTTCCTTTTGTTTTTCGGTCATTGGGATAGCCTTATATCCGGGGATTTGCGCTCTATTCCATCCGTCATATAAAATCCAGTCACCGTGAATTTTCACCCATCCGTGGGCTTCTAACCATTCGTCCGGGTTCTTACGATTATCAATAACCTTCCCGTCTTCAGGTTTACCAATAGGTATAATTCCTGCAACTACTAAGGCATCGGCTATCTGATTGTGTAGCATATTGGCAATACTTCCATTCAAAGCATAATACTCTCCATCGGGAGATAGCCATCCAGCAGACCATCCTTGTAAAATATCAACAGGTTTAATCCCTTCAGAAATCACTTCACGTATATTTTGCTCGTTATCTAAATAAGTAGTGATTATTTTGTCGGCTATGCTATTCTTCCGAATAATACCCTCAATCTCTGAATTACCCATGATTAACTCAAATAATTCACCGGATAAACTCTTTACTTCATAAGGGAGCATTGTATATCCGTCAGGAATTTCACCGGGAAAACTCTTATATATCCAGTCTATGATATTCAGAATTTTGAAACATTCTTCTATGAAGTTCTTTACTCCTTTTATGCACCCGCACATAAGATTGATTGTGTCGTCTTCATCGGGATTTATTAGATTATCGGCAGTTCCATCGTAGAAGTATTTCAATAGAGCATCGTATTTTACTGTAAATTCAAACTTACCATCGCTCTTTATGATGGATTTTTCTAATTCTTTTATTGCCTTACTCCATTCCTTTGAAACTTTTTTCATTTCTAACAATTTCCGTTCAGCCCATCCTTCAGCATCTAATCTCTCAAATACACCTCTGTGTATTTCGGGATTAAAATTAACGCAGTTGAAAGTAACTCTATCCTCGTCTACAAGCAGAATTAGTTTGCCAATTATTATATCAAGTGCAATATCTTTGGGACACCCAGTGAGAGAACTTGTTATTGTTTCAAGTGCTTTTTGTGGATTGTATGAGTATAACAAATGTTCTCTTGCTATATCTACTAACAATCTTCCAGCATTTTCTCCAAGTGTAAAATGTAAGTATTCTGTTTTCATATTTGTTCTTTCTATCTTGTTATTAAGCTGTTTACTTGAACGTGTATAAACGACATACTCGTTGGCAAATCAAGTAAGATGGTGCAATCTCCTATTTCTGATAATGCGTATCCCCGGTTATCCGGAAATGCTAAGATTACTCCGAGGAATGATAGATGGTCATTACCTGGTACAGGTTCCATGTATCCAACTACAATTCCCGTTTCTTTATACATTCCGAACTTCACTTCCTGACCGAGCATTGATACTGTGAATTGTTTTAAGTTCATATCTGATTTCTTTAGTGGCTAAAATTGCTTTATTTGTTTTCTAAATTCGTTCCATTCGTTATTGGAAAAGTTGTGAAGAGACTTTTTGCCTTTTTCTTCCCAATCACTTATGGCATAACCTACTAAATAGACTTTTTTAGTGTCTAAATCAAATCCCGTCACCCTATAACGTTTCTCATTATCCCGGTACATTGCCCCTTTGCATAACCTTCTGCCTTTGGAGTCTATAAAGGGGTTAATGTTGCAGAATGCTTCATAGCTTTGGCAGGCTGAAATGTTCCCTGAAGTAACAGCTTCACGATAGAGATTTTCACCATATCCCTTACCGTTGGCGTTGGCTCCAAACCAGTAACCACCACTGAATTTTGAGAATATATTCTGAAAATCTTCTTTATTGAATTTCATTTGAGAAATTATAGCCAATTTTACTGCTTCATACATGGCTATATTAACTCGTAAATAAGAATCTGTTTTTTCATTGTTCCAAACAAATTCTACCAGTTCATAAGCTTTTGATTTTTCATTCATACTTACTTTTATTTGAATGTTTTGAAATAGTCTAAAATATTATCTGATAGATCACGCAATCCGCATGATATATACCCTTCTGTCATTGTTACCGAGGAATGTCCCATCATTTTGCTGATAGCATATAAATCGGCACCACGTAGATACAAGTTTGTTGCAAAACTCCGCCGGGCGGTATGGCTTGAAATAAACTCGTATTTTGCTCCTTCTACAAATTCACCAGCGCGATATAGTTTCAGTCGTTCGTTCATTCCTAACTTCCGGCATATTTTCCGAATAGTTTTATTGAAAGTTGGGTCTGAAACTTCTTTTCCAGCGATATAGAACATTTCGTTTTCTGTTATAAGTCGTTCAACTACTTTAGACAAAGGAACCTCCGCTTGTATGTGAGTTTTGATCGAAACGTACACAAGTCGTTCGCCTACCACATTCTCACGGGTAAAGTTCATGTAGTCGCTATGCCGGGCACCTGTTACACATCCCATAATGAACTGATTCTTTACAAGTCGTTCGGTATCGTTCGCTGGGATATATGCAATTATCCGTTCTATTTCCGAATCGTTCAACCATGTGTTTTGAGATACGTCCTTTTTCACGCTTAATATATCCTCGTATCCTTTAGGGAGCTTCACTTCTTCATTGTAGATATTGAAGACGCTTTTCAACATAGCACAATACGTTTTCACACTACTTTTTGCCAATTTCTCATTCAAGAATGAAACGAACTTTGCCAATCGTATTTTAGAGATGTTTTCCCATGTTGCCGGGCAGTTGTTCGCCTGTTCGTACATTTCCAATACGTTTCCGTATTTAGGATACTTTTCTGTAAATGCAGTCCGTAAATCGTTCATCTTATATAGCCAGTTCTTTAGCTCGTTTAATGATTTCCAGTCGTTCGGCTTCGTTCACTACCTCAATCATCCGTGTACCTAATTCTGTTGCATTTACGCCTTGCATATTAATCGTTCGGCTCACTTTGCGGAGTTTTGCGCCGGAACTATCCAGTTCTGAAACGTCAATCTTTACAGAACGATTCTTTCCGATTTCACGTGATCCGGCTATCGTAGGGAGAATGTTTTCCGGGAACGTGCTTTCTATCAACTTGCAGACCTCGTTACAATCGCTTTCGGCAATGGAAAACTTTACGGTGTTCTCTATTATGGTACCCGTGTTTTGGTCTTCAATGGTGACTCTTACAACTTTGTTTTGTGGGCTATATATTTTCATGTTTATTTATTATTATTGAAGATCATTATTGTGCATAAGATTATAGATATAACGCTAAAGATACAAGCCAAAATAGACATGATTTTTGATGTTGAATTAGGCTGTAAAGCAAAGTACATGTTTACTGTAAACAAAAGAATGTTTATCATTAAATACATTACCTTTTTGTTAATTTTAATATGTTTCATAATAGGAGTATTTTGTAATTTAGTAATAGATATTTTTTTCAATCGTTCGGCTTAAATGGTCGTTCGGCTTGTATCACCGCGTATATGAATAGAACCACGCCGGGAACATCCGGTATATTTTGCGGGAGTCGTAGGAACATAACACGACACAGAGATAGCCAGCAATCGAAAGACAAGACACAAAACAGGAAGTACCGGATAAAAAGACACGGTGGCAATTGGAGCCGGACGGATGGAAGAAACCGCCGGGATAGTCGCCGGAACCTGAAGAGTAACACCCGGAGAAATATCTGCAATCGTGTGAGTATCTTTTATCTCTTCCACTTCATCTGGTTTAAGGTCTATTATTTGAACTTCATTTGCAAAGTCTTCTATGTTCACCACCGGAGAAGAAAGCAACATTTTAAGCCGTTTTAAAGCCTCTTTTACTTCATTGTATATAATTGCCTTGCAAAGCTCGCAAACCAAAGACAGAAGGCAATACAAGCCCAAAACATTGCATTTATATTCTGATGCAACAACAGGTAGATTTATTAGCTCAATTTGTACGGGTGCCGGGCTTATCTTTTCCGTACATACTTCTTTTATGGTAGTTTGTGGCTCTTCTTTTTGATAGTCCAGATAAGAAACCATATTAGAACGGTGAAAATCATACTCGATTTTTACAAAACCTTCTTTCCCAACGCCGGAAGGCATTAAAAAACAGATATTTTCGTTTTTGTCCGTTAATACAATAGGCTTATAATTGGCATCTATGAAAATACCTCCATTCCATTTTTGCGCAACTGTTTGAAAACTTTTTGAATCAAGCATAACGGAGAAAGCAAAGGGAATTTCATTTTCTGTAAAAACTTCGATTTCCGAAGATGCGCCGGATTCGCTATCTTTATAATCTACGGTTACTTTGTGCCCTTTTTCCGCGTACATGTAAAATGTTCCTTCTTTCTTTTTCAGGAAAGAAAGTACTTCTTTTGCCTCTTTTATCTTTATGTAGTTGTTTTTGCTCACTTTTGGAACCACTAAAGCCCAGCGCGGATATTTAAGCCCGGAGCTTTCCACATTATAAGCGCGTCCGGCTTCGTCTGATATTGTGATCTTTCCGCCGGAAACAGTAACGGAACAAACGCCGGAAAGCTGTTTAAAGTCCTTCGGATTTATTAAAACGCTTGCTTCAGTTTCCCCTACTATATTACTAATATTTGCTTTACATGCTTGCAAATGTCTTCCATTAGTCGCAACTAAATAGCCTTTTTTATAGTCGATGAACACACAAGACAGAACCGCGCGTTGTGGGTCATTGCCTACACATTTGCAGAGAGATTGCATCTCTTTTGTAATTTCCACGCTGAAAGATAAATCAACTTTGCCGGCTTCTATTCGCACAAAACGCGCTTTATCCTTTTGTTTCACGCTTGCAAGCTGTTCAAACTTCCAAACCAAATTAAAAATATTATTCCGTTCAAATTCACATTTAAAGGAGCCGACACACACAGAGCGAGTTAATAAACTTTCGTTATTTGTTTTAATGTAGTTTATTATTATAACATCACCTTTTGCGCTCTTTTCTTTCGCAAGTTCGGCAGCCGTATATGTGCCCGGCTCTATATCTATTTCATTTGTAAATATCTCGTTTGCAATCCTCTTTAATTCCTGAAGAATAGCAATATTTATTTCTTTGTCAGACATAACAATATTATTTTAATTCATATTTCACACCAAAAAATAAACTCAATGCACCGCCCACGATCCACGCGGCAACATAGAACCAGCCGCCACACACGCAAAAGCATATTATCAGGATGAAGACGAGCCAAATAATTAGCCCAAACATGATATTTATTTTTAAAATGTTGGATTCTCTAATTCTCGCAAAAGTTCTTCCTCTGTTAGAACTGTATCATCTACCCAGCCATCAACAAAGACGCGGTAACAGTTTTCAGTTTTCACAATTTCAAGTTTATGAGTTTCCCCGGATGGGGACTCTATTATATAAGTAGTCATAGTTTCAAAATTTAATGTTATACTTAGCTTTTATTTGTTTCTCGTAAGCCCAAATAAGGTTAGCGCGTAGCCAAAAACGAATACAGGAACAAAAACGATAACACGTATTTTCTGCCTTCTGCAAACAAAAATGTTTTAGGTCTCCGTAGAAGGTAGAAGCCGCACCGCCTGAATCATATCGGGAAATAGAAAGGCAAATATATTTGCCTGTTTCTTTAGATTTCGCTATCAAAACAAACCAGTTACTTATATTTCCTTCTTCGATTCCTATGTATGTATAATAAGCAGCCATTTCTTTTATAAAATTTTGCCCGTTTTTATTGGCTAATGAAATAGCCTTTTTATATACTGTTTTCATTGCATGAAAGTTTAAAGGGTGCCGGGAGCCGCCCGGCGCGGATCAATTAAATACCTATGTTTCTATAAAATTCTTCTCTCTTTTTACGTGCTATTTCTCGCAAAAAGTTCATTTTATTCCTCGCGAAACTTCCATCATAATTTGCATATTTACATGTAAGTTTAACATGCTCATTCCATAAAATGAAAAGTCTTCGATTTATCCATTTTGAGAACTTCATAAATTTCACCATTTCTTCATCGTATTTTTTTCTTTCTTCGGTGGTTAATGGGGAATATATTTTCATAAATCAATGATTTTAAAGTATAGCAGGAAACAATAAAAGATATACCAACAGAGGACACACAACCAAATAACCGGGTTAATGTAGTAACCGATACAGCCAACAGGGAGCAAGGCAATAAACAACCAAAACAGCCCAGATGATATAACACGTTTCATCCTACTACGTTTATTTCTCGCGTTATATAATACTCAAATGATCCGTTATCAGATAACACCCAGTAAACAGGAGTAGAGCCGCGAAAACAACATAGATTTAATTTTAGGTTACTGCCTTGAAGTACATTCTTTTCACGCCAACCAAAAGAGGAATATTTTTTGCGCGCTTCTTTTCTTAATTTATTGAGTTCTATTCCTTTTATCTCTTCATCGGCAAAGACAGTGTTTTCTTTGAAACATACGCTTTTAGCGTCTTTATCACCACTATTAGCACGTCTTACAATAGTATATAATTGGGGACGGGTGATAATTCCAGATATTTCTATCTGATTTATTAAGTCTTTTGTATTCATAATGTTAGGATTATTTGTTTAACTCTCTTCTATTTCTTATTTTCGTCTGTGCTCCGGCTATTCTATACTCCTTTGCATCCGCTAATACTTGACTATATTTCTCTTCTTTTTTATTATAGAAACTTTCCGGCTCCCAGCCATAACCGTAGTTAGTCCAAATCACCCAGTAATAAGTATATTTATTTGCTTTCATAATCTTAAATTGTTACGTTTAAAAAACTTTTTGCTTTCTCTGTTAGCACCCAATTTGTTGTATTATCTAAGGTCTTACCATGCGCCCGGACTAAACCGAGGCTTTCAAATTGTGTAATATTAAAAAATACGGGTCTTTTCTCCTGTATGGATAATAGGGTAGCTTGCAACCGCCGCGCGGCTGCCTTTTCTTTTTCTGAATATTTAAGCATGATGTTTTGATTTTACCAGGAGCCGGAAAGCCCCGGAATTACTGTTTATTCTTCAGATGAAAATTCCCCGGCGTATTGAATTGCGCTTATAACTTGGTTTATCATAGCGTTTTCATTGCAAACGACATTGCCGCCGTAATAGCAAATTTGTTTCCCGCCTGAAAAGCGAAGGCAAGGAACGCGCATCTCACTAAGTTTACCAGCAGAGCGGGAACCCCTAATGTTATAAGTACTTATTTCGCTGTCGGTTAATCTCCTTTCTGCGTTTATGAATAGCCCGCGAATATCCGCGTTTTTCTCTAAATTAATAGAAAAAGAGATTTCCACACTATCAGATAAATATTTGATCTCCAATTTTGAAAATCTATCTCTATATCCACGTATAGAAGTCAATTTATAGCGTTGAAACTCTTCACCATCCCAACCGTGCAGGGGAATTTCTTCCGTTTGTGGAAGCATGTTTATTACTTTGGCGGCATCTTCTAAACTCAATACTTTATCGGAGGATGAAAATGAAGCATGAAAAACGGTTTTCCCTTTCCATGTAGAAGGATAACACATACATTTTATACCTGTTTTTTCCTCTAATCTGTTTTCGATTTCTGCCGCCTCAATTTTTAAGGCGTATTCTTTGCGGAGTTCTTCTAAATTTGTCATAATGCAAAATTTAAAGGGTTATTATTGTTTTATCTTTGTTTTTCCCTTAACTTTGCATCTAACACCGTGAGAAAGTGTACCTTTTTACGCAAAGTTTAAAGGGTGCCGGGAAGAGTCGCCAAACTCGACCCGGTTTTTTTGATTATACGGCTTTCAGATCATTTATATAAAGCTCTGTTTCTCCGATCAAGGCACGGGAACCGTCTTTTTTGACTGGATAACATTTAATAAATACACGTGCTCCATCAATGCAGCCTAATATTATTCGGCAATCTGACGGACGTTTAAAAACAACCTCGTATAACTTTCCATTGTTGGAGCTTTCCGGATTATTATAAATGTACCGCTTTCCATCCTCAAAGCCACGATCTTTGCAATAATCAAAGACAATATTCTTTTTCTTTTCTGTTAGCTCTTTAATGGCATTTTCATAGCCATAAACGAGATAGGATAAATTTTGTAATTCCATATTTGAAACGTTTTAAGTTAAACACTACATCAAACAGGAAAGGAGAGAAAAAAGTAGAAACACCGTGAGAAAATGTACCGCTTATTTTGTCTTCATTTCTGTATTACAAAGATACAAATAATATCTTGAATACCAAACAAATAAGTAATATTTTTACTCTAATATATGAAATGATAAATTACTATGCAAATGAAAATATAAACAGCATCATAGATACACGTTATACACATATATAGCCTGAATGTTAGATTATTTGTAAGTATATTGCGACCCAGCCACCAGCACGGGAAACCCCAGCAAAAAGCCGCAAAAAGCCGGATTCTCTTTATTATAGTAGCATGTTTAAAAACAGTGTTATACAACACATGTATAAAGAGAGCCGGAAACAAAGAAGGTGCTGCAATCTTTTATTTATCAGACCTTTTATTTATCTTTGCCCCACAATCATAGAGCGCAAGAAGCCGGAACACTCATTTTAAATCATACTTTAATATGACTTATAGCAAGAGAGTAACGGAACTACAACGTATTTACAGCCTCACGCCTGAAGATGTTTTTTTCTGTATGCTTGTAGCATCCGGCACCACAAGACAAGAAGCATACGCCGCCATCTATCGACCAACAACCAACGGAACCGGAACAATAGCAAGCAAAGCCAATGCACTACAAAAGAATAAGCCCGGCATTTCGCAACTCATTGAAGCAATACAGTATCAACGATCAGGAGGAACAACGCCCACAAAGACCGGAAGCCCAAAAGAAGACACTGCCCAAATAGCAGAAGGGAACAAAGTAGATAAAAAAACTTTAGATACATTTCGGAGCAAAGACGGAATTTTGGAGAATCTTATAAAGGTGCTTCCTTCTTTGACTGGAAAAGATAAAGCCGCCGTACTCATGCAGATTGCAGACCTCCAACGAATGAAGCAAGAAGAAAACAAGGAAGAAGCGGAACAAGTAGTATATTATCATCCTGTTTCCTGTTATCGGTGTGCCTTGTATGCAGAAGCACGGAAAAAACAGAAGGAAGAAGCCCGGAAAGATGCAGATATTTAATATTATAGGTATAATATAAAGATGTGCCTTCCTGTCTGCCTGTCTGCCATCGAAGACAACCGCGACCGGGTGCCACCCCCCCGACCGGGTGCCCGGAGCCAATGCACTCATTACCATTCGAGATTTTTATTATTTTTTTTTGGTTTGTCATTGCTACAACATAAATTAACAGTAAAAACATGTGTTGAGGCATTATAGAGCATCTTTTATCATTGCAAGAATGACTATGTATGGTTTCTGTATAGTTTCTGTATGGTTTTTAATGTAAACTATACATGTGTAAGGTGCTGATTCATATATGTTTATAAAATTAATGTATAGTATGTATAGTTTGTATATAAATTGCATAGGAAAAACGTGTATTATATATAAAGCTGTTTCATAGGAAACTATACATACCCTACATGTTTTTTCAGTACGTTTTGATATTCAATAACTTGCACATGTATAGTACGATTTTGAACTATACATTGGAATATATGCAAGATATTGATGTTCAACTGATTATAGCATGTATAGTTTTTATGGAAAACCATACATAAATGATATTACAAATGTGAATGACTATTGCTTATTTTATTGATTATCCGCTATTTAGTATTCCCTGATAACCTTCTTGCTTTTTATCGAAAAAGACACTTTTTTGAGTCGAAATTTGGTGGAAAATATATGTATTTTCGCTTCAAAAATAGAAAATATAACGATTTAAGTTTGATTATAATAGAAAATACTCTATTTTTGTGCGGTAAACAATGCGAAGAACGGGTAAAAACCATTGAAATGGACAAAATAAAGTATAAGAAACTACTGACAGAGGTTTTTGGACTGATGGATGAACAGGATTTAAGTTCTGCGTTATCTCTTTCCAAAAGTGCTATGCGTGTAGATGCTGTGCAAGATTTACTTCGTAATGCAATTATCCGTTCTTCAATCAGCATGTTCAACGGTCTTCCACATTATTTTTCCGGTAAGGTTTATGAGCCAATGTCACCTGACGACTTCGGTAGCCTTATTTATGACCTGATGCGTAAGTGTGCTTTGCCAAATGGCGACTATTCCCGCGTAGAAGGAGTGATAAAGGTCTGCAAGCGTGTTGTTTCAGGAAAGGCTTTGCGTCCAGATAGTGCTATTGTAGTGTTCAATAACTGTGTGTTGAATATGAATGATCGAACTACACATAAGTTCGGAAGACAATGGGTACAGGTTACAAGTGTTCCTTACGACTACAATCCTGAAGAACATATTTTTCTATGGAAACAGTTCATTGATGAAGTGTTGCCGGACGAGGGCTGGCAGCATGTGTTTCAGGAGTTCTTAGGCAGTATCTTCATTGATAGGCGTACTGCAAAGATAGAAACCATGCTTGTGCTCCGTGGTTCCGGCTCAAACGGGAAGAGTGTTGTCTTTGAAACTATTATGGGAATACTGGGTAGAGACAATGTAAGCAACTTCGGCATTGGTGCGCTGATAACCGGGACAGAGCGTAAGAAGAACATTGCCTATATCAACGGCAAACGTCTCAACTATTGTTCGGAGATACAGGCTTTGGAAATTGGGCGGGATAGTGACGTTCTTAAAAGCCTTATATCCGGTGAACCTACTGAAGCGCGTCCTATGTATGGAGATAATTTCACCGCTTATGATATTCCCTTGCTTATGGCAAATGCCAATCAAATGCCGTATTTGAAAGATTGGAGTTATGGAATGAAGCGGCGTATCTGTATTCTTCCTTTTGAAATCGAGATACCGATAGCGAGACAACGTAAAAGTCTTGCCCGTGATCTCGAACGCGAATATAGCGCGATATTCAACTGGATACTGGAAGGTCGAGATAGGTTTATTGCCAATGGATACAAGCTATCAGAGAATAAGAAGCTGGATAAGGTCATGGACGAATATCAGGCTGAAAGTAGCACTGTTATGAAGTTCATGTTTCAAATGAACTATCTTCGGACGTATGAAGATGTTTCTGACGTTGAACCTAAATGGATGCCTTCTACAATTCTATATAAAAGATACCGGAAGTGGTGTAAAGAGAATAGCATTACCGAAGAGAATGTTACCCGGTTTGGAAGGATATTGTCTGAAGCCGGATACCGGAAGAAACGCACGCCAGACGGTCAGGTATATGGGCTATATGGCAAAGCTCTTACAGAGAAGTTCCGGTATGAGCGTGAGGCAGAGCAAAGTAAGAAACTGAAGCAAGATTACTCGAAGCCTATTTATGTGGATGGTAAACGCTATGCTTATACGTTTGAAGGTCTTGGTTCATGTTTGGGTGTCGGTTACAGGGCGGTCGCAGCATGGATGCGGCAAGAGCTGTTGGAGGGATGCTATACAAAGAATGGACGGAGAGCGGAGTTTGATCTTGATTTGGTTGAGGCGAGATTACATGAACTTAAAATATTTGGAAAGGAAAAATGACAATGGAAGAAAAGAAGGTAAAAGTGTCTATGGAATTAGACAAAGATGTGTTTCAGGCTTTTTGCTTTATGATGGGAGAGAAATTGACCGATGAACTATGGAGTAAGCTAATAGCCGGAGAAATTGCTATCAATGTAGATGAAATGGGTGAAGAGGCACAGCAAATTAAATTGGCTTTTTCTGCGTTTGCTATTGCAATGGTAGCGGATAAGAAGTAATAATATGGCTGTAAAATTCAGACATAAAGAAACTGGATTATTCTTCTGCCGGGCAAAAGGCTTATCTCCTTCGAGAAGAGATTATGATAAGCTGGGAGAAGATGGCATTTTCAAGAAAAGACATTTGTCTAAGCGAGGAAGAATTTATGAAACCGCTACTGAAAATCAGAAACGGGATTGGATCGGTAAGAAACATGCTGATGAATTTGAAATTGTAACTGTATAACCAAACAACAAAATGGCAAAGAACACTAAGTATATGCTTTGTATCACAAGGCTATTTGAATCTACTTCCAACCGGAAGATTGAACTGTATGACGTGTTATGTAAGAAACATTGGTGGCAAAGATTCACTTCTATTCACCCTACGTTTCTATCTCTTAAAGATGCACATGAAGCTATTGTAGATAATTCCAAAACTTCATCCATTACTGTAACTGTAATGCTGAATGGAAAGCCACAATCCATCGGTACATATAAGAGGATTAACGATGGAGCTTACGAACGAGTAATGACGAAAAATTTATAAATCACAAACAATTTTAGGTATGGGTAAAAAGGTACCATTGCAATTTGGCAATTTCACTATTACAAGAGATAGTAGTAACGAACATGATTGGATCAGCATTAAGGCTATATCCGGCTTTTGGACAATGCGGTTCCGGGATGATAACGAAATGTTTGAGCGGATTCGCCTACTGGCAAACAACAAAGATTTCGGTGAGTATATGGAAACATGGATTAAGGTAAACTTTCTTATGGCGAACTGTACTCCTGATGCTGAATTTATGAAAGACTTCTTCGAGGCTTATACCAAGATGAATGAAAGATTACTTTCTCGCCGGAAACATATTTCGGAAGAAGAAGATAAAGCCATTTTGGAACAAGAGAAAGCTGCCTACGAACTTAAAGAACAAGCAAAACAACAAAATGAAGGTTCCCATTAGCAATATGACTTTTGGCGAAAGCGAATACCATAGAGGAAATGAGGTATGGAAAGCCTCTACCCTCTATCTATTCGCTAAAGCTAAAGAATATCCAGTGCTTGATTTGCCTCTTTGGTGCATCGACTTGACAGCACAGCCTTTTGAAGCAACAACGCTATCCCAGTTCATTTTTCAATGTAAACGGGTGAAGGATTGTTCCCTTGATTACCCAGTTATTCTTGATGATTGTGGGCAGATTGCAGACGGGTACCACCGGGTATGCAAAGCAATTATTGAAGGACGTGAGACTATAAAGGCTATTCGACTGGAAGAGATGCCTGCTTGCGATAGATATAAAGATTAATTTTATGAATAGTATGATAGACGTTAGAGAAATAAAGGTAGGCAATTACTTACAGAGGAAGTCTAATGGAAATCTATTTCCCGTAACTCCTTGTATAATTCTTGATATAGAAAATGGGAAGGGAGGTGATTATATCCCAGTTCCGCTAAATGGTAAAGTTCTGCTATCTTTCGGGTTTGAAGAATATAATGAAGATATTCCATTCATCAGATATGGATATAGGAGTGACCGATTCCGAATTATTGTTGATTTCTACGGGGATAGTTTAATTCTTAGGGTCAGTGATATTAATACGCGCGAGTACATCATATCGAAAAGCGTTTGCTATCTACACCAACTTCAGAATATCGTTTTTGATTTGTGTGAAGGGGATTTACTGAAAGGTACAATATAGAAAAACGCAGAGCGCGAAAGTAATCTTGTACTTCGCGCTCTGAATCTAATGTACTTATACATTAGAAAATTTCGCCTTCACCCAATTTTATCAGATGGAGACTTAACTTTTTCAACACTTGGTTGATAAGCAAACTTCTACATTGCAAATGTAGTCAATAGATTCATGGGGACTTATCTTTTCAGCCTTTTATTTGTAGGCTTCTTGGGATATTTTTGATTTATTCTCTTTTGTAAATCATCGTTTATACTTTCTTCCAAAAGGATTTTAGAATTGAGCACCCGGACTTCTCCGGTAAGTTCCATGATTGTTTTAGCCTGAAGAGCATTTTGTTTTGAAAGCTCGACGTTGGTAATTGCCAACTTGCTACATTCAGATGCAAGCTGATTCCATTTTTTTGTAGTGATAATTTTGATTCCAAACATAATGTTGAGGTTTTAAATATCTATTTCGTATATCGGTACTATATAACAGCAGCAATGTGCATGGTATGGCGGTACCGGGTCGCCGTTACTAAAGACATGGAAATAAGTAGTTTCATCATCACATTGCTGGCATGGATAACTACTGCCCCTAAATGACATGAAACCTATTGCTCCATTCTTTTGCGCTATCATGGCAAAGTAATCCATCCATCCCTCGGCTATGGCGAAGTTTGTTAGATTATTGAGTGCAGTAAAAGAACTGTTTGTGCGCCCAACACCGTATGTTTCCGGGACTTTCAATCTTGATATTACCGGGAATCCTTTTGATGTAGCTTGTATTATGTGCTGATTGAACAAAGGACTCTTCCGACTTTCTTTAATGGAAGACAACAATTCGTCTTCCGCAACATTGAGCAATACGCCGGATGCTATGGCTACTTCCAGTTCTTTCTTGAATTGGGTAGTATATGCGTTGATACGATCAACAAGAGTTTTCCCATGACTGTCTCGGTTGATAAAAGCTATGATATGCTCTTCTTCATCCGTATGGTTTGCCACGGCAAGCATTTCTGTATAATCCTCAATAAGCTCACGAAGATTGGTTATAATAGCTTCCACTTCTTGCTGCAACTTTTTGTTATAAGAGAAGCTAAATAGACTTGGGGGAATATTGTATTTGTAGGATACAGCGACTATTTCCTTTGCAGCTTGATACATAATTGCAAGTAGATTATTCTCCATAGAAAGCTCCGCATTAAGCCTTTGCCGGAGATAATCTTTAGCTTCTTCTATTTCCTTACTTGTCGGCTGTTTCATCTTCGTTTTCTTCGCTTATTTTGGCTGTTTGTTGTTGTGATTTCAACTGATAAAGTAGGTCTGCCGACTGTTCTTCCTTCTTTTCCCGCATGATTCTATCCCATTCATTATTTCTGCCGTACCCACTAAGTTCAGATGCGCTTTCTTTGGACAAGAAACCACCGCCAACCGCTTGTACAAGGTTGCTGATAAGTTCTGCGGCGTTCTGATGCACATACGGCTCTGCCCATGATAAAACTTTCATATTGGCAAATGGTGTGCTCATTTTTCTTTCAATACCATAACCGAAAATAAACAATCGCTTCATCGTATCAATGGAAGAATCAAACTCTTTGCAGTCTATCATAGCTTTCTCCAAAGAAGGTGAATATATCAACTTGATTGCTACACCCGGTAAATCACCTGATTTGACTTCGGGGGGCATTACTGTAAAACTTCCCATGAAGATCATCTTCAGAAGAGTATTGAACTGTAACTCGAATGATTGTGAGGATTCCGGTCTGTTCATAAATCCAGCATCATCTTCTTTTCCCATTGTTATAGCTTTTACCGCACCGTACATGTCACCTTTGATTTCAACATCTTCACCTTTAAGTAACATAATAGGAAAAGCATAAGCCATATTGTTTTGACAAAGGTGTGATACTGCAAGCTCGAAATCATCTATATTGCTTTGTGAGAAAGACCAGCACGCACCATGCTTATCACGAAGATATACTACCGGACATTCTTCAAACTGATGAAGTTCTTTGCTTTCTAATTCATATCCATCTATTCCGAATATCTCTTTTAGCTTGTTTACTGCCCCTTTTAATCCAGCTTTCGTCTGCCGATAGCGGTAGAGGTATTTACTATCCCATAATTCTACCCATGAAACAAGTTCTTTGCCTTCGGAATCATAGTCGCTGTATTGCCGGGCAAAATATTCCATTTTCCCGGTAATGGAGTTTGTATGTGGATATAATATATCTCCATCGAAGAATGAAAGAACTTTGGTTCCCACTTCTCCTTTATCCATATAGAATACAACCGCTCCGTCTCCGGTGATCTTCACGCTCTTTGCAAATTCGTAGAACGTAATCTCCATGTTTTTATCCAGCCACCCTTTTTGAAATTCAAGGAATGATTCTTTCAATTTATCATTAACCTGTGCGGCTGTGAGTTCATGGTGAATATCATTTCCGCAGAGGTGAACAAGTTGCTGAATGGTAATAATCATCTGGAAAGGGAAAGCGACACGCATAACCTTCTCTTCAAAGAAACGTTTGTTCCCTTTTTCGTCTTCCTCAAATTTGATGCGATTAGGATAAAATGCCGGGGAATTTATTTTGTGACCGGACGGATAAAACTCTCTGATAAAATCCGCTTGGGATAAAATCTGATATTCTAACTTGTTATTATAATACGAAGCGATTGATAAATCACTTGTAGTTTTGCCATTAAGATAGCCTGTTGGCGTAACTCTTGTAAACGGCTTCTTGGTAAGAACTTCATTTTTAATCATAACAATCCTATTCCTTTAAAGTGTTTGCGTTTCTTTTTTATCTCGAATATTTCTCTTGTCATCATGCTTTCCCAAAAGTCAGGAGAGTGACCGACTATTTTTTTCATTTCAGACTTGGCTATAAGTTTCCAATATTTGTCAGCCGCATTTTCATCTTGCCGCATTGCTTGTCTTTCATTGATAAGAACCTGTGAAAGAGGAACATCTTTGAATCCTTTACCGGAGTATTTACGTTTCAGTAAGTCAGGTAATATACTAACTCCACCACGGGTAAATCTGTCAATAAATTTATATGCTACTTCTGACTTTAGATAGTCAAACATTGTATGCGAACCATCGGAAGGACATTCTATGTTATTGAACTTCAATGCTTTAGGAAAGAAACCGACAAATATTTGTCCAAGACCATTAAGGTCGTAGGCGAAGTTTTCTTCTAAAACTTTGTATTGTTCGAGCAGGAATTTCGCGGTTTCAATAGTCTTTTTGCTATCTTTCTTGCAAACGTGAATACCTATAATGTTCCAGCCTTCCCATATCCAAAACACACAGTTGTCTCCACCTGTAAATGCCGGGTCACATGTTATGTATCGAGTTCCTGATTCTACTTGGAGAGCATTTTCAAAGAAACTTCTCATGTGTTCGAGAGTGACAAGCCCGGTTCCGGCTGTACGAAATTTCCAGTTACCTTCGAGGTCACGAGCACGCTGTTCTTCGGACTGATTGGCAAGGTTGGCAAGATAGTTCGGGTCAGAACGGAGAAGCTGCATGTTTTCTTCCAATTTACCTTCTATGAAGGTCACTGATTTAATGAATAGCTCTTGTGGACTGCCCAATGCTTCATATTCAGGCTTCCAAAGACGGTCAATGATATGTTTACATTGCTGATATACTTCTTCACGGGTATCTCCCCAATAGATACCTTCAATACTATCTCCGTCCATGAAGCAATAACGTACAACGCCATCACGTTCCGGGATAGGGAAACCATCTGAATCTATCCACCAATTAATGAATGTGGCTACCCAGCTATCCGGGTCAGGATTACATGTGCCGAAAAAACGATTACGGATAAAGTGAGCATTACGGTTACAAGTAATAAGATACTTGAACTTCGGATAATCCATGTGTGTAATTTCGTCTACTCCTATATAAGAGAACTGTCTTCCCTGAAAACGTTTCTTGAAATCCTCAATGCTATCAGAGTAATAATTAAATTCCAACCATCCTCCCCAGTTGAAGTTCCATGTCATATCTCCTTTAGACTTGTTATACTTGCCGAAATCATCATAAATTTGATAGGAAGTAGTGATAAGGTCGGTAAGGTCGTTAATCTCGTTACGGAAGATTATGGAGTTGAAATATTTGCTTTGTATGTCATGTTGAGCTTCAAGCAACAAGGAGAATGATTTGGCACCACCACGTTTTCCACCATATATAACAATGTCCGCCATCGTGGAAAGGAATTTTTCTTGTCCTCCACGTTGGGCAATGATCTTTTGCGGGTTGGGCATTTTCTTATCTGCCTCCCTTAACGTTTCGATAAATTCATAAGTAAGAATCTTCTTTCCGTCCGTTGTCGTGACACCACTATATTCAGCTATTTCTTCCATAAATAAAAAGCCCACATGATAAATTTCTCTATCATGTAGGCTTTGAAAGCTCACTATTTAATTAATAATGAGGCAAAAGTATATATAAAAATATGAATTTTCTAATTTTAAGATGAAAATAATCTATTATTTGCATTGAAATATAGAAAATATATATTATGTTTGCAGCGAATAAGGATAACAGATGATTAAAATTGATACAAAAGAAGACCCTCGACAAGTGGTTGAACACCACAAGTTAGTGATTTGCCCGACATGCGGACAAAAGCTCACTGATGTTAAGTATGTTGATGGTATTGTTATGCTACGGATTAAATGCCGTAGATGCAGGAAATACATTAGTGTTGATTTGATAGGTAAAGAAGATATTCAGGATACATTGCGGGATGGAGCAGTCAGGTAGCTCGTTGGGGTCATATCCCAAAGGTCGTTGGTTCAAATCCAACTCCCGCTACAATCAAACGGAGGTGCGGTTACTCTACCGCCGGGGGATGAAAAAAAGGAGACGTTTCCCGTTCGGAAAAAACGGGGCACGGAAAGATGGCAGACGCGGTGTATGCGCCGGACTGAAAATCCGGTTAAGGTGATTCGATTTCATCTCTTTCCACAATGTCCGGTTAGCTCAATAGGTAGAGCAATACACTGTTAATGTAAAGGTAGGTAGTTCGATTCTATCACCGGGCGCAATGAAGCGGAGATAGTTCAGTTGGAAGAACGTCAGATTCCAAACCTGATTGTCGGGGGTTCGAGTCCTTCTCTTCGCGCATATTGAGATATGGTGTAATGGTAACACAGTAGATTTTGGTTCTGCTATTCAAGGTTCGAGTCCTTGTGTCCCAACAAATGGCGGGTTCGACAAACGGTTAGGTCGTCACCTTTTCACGGTGAAAATCAGAGTTCGATTCTCTGACTCGCTACACAAAATGAATAACGTCCGAAGTACAAGGAAGGTGCGGTGGTTTCACAGAGATGTATTGTAGTCCGCACATTTGGAAGTATGGGTGAGTGAACGATACCACCTCTTTGCTAAAGAGGCAAGCTGAAAGGCTTCGGAGGTTTGAATCCTTCTGCTTCCGCAATTAAAGATATAAGACCAAAGAGTCAGATTGATGCAAAAAGCATTGTCTGACTCTTTTTTTATACACAAACACAAAATAACGCACGATGGAAAAAGAACAAATCTTATCCGAGATTACGACACGAATTGGAAAAACCAGTCTGTCACAAAGAACGCTGACTGATTACGTCAGTAGAAATTTACCAACTGAAGGTGCAGAGCCGGATGATGCGTTTTGGGAAAAGCACGTGGGTTTCTTGAAATCGCTTGATGGTAATTTCAGTCACGATGTATCTACACAGGTTGAAGAGTTCAAAAAGAGCTACAAACCTAATCAGCAACAAGCTAACGATACTCCGCAGGAAGGTAAAGACAATGAAGTTCTTGAATTGCTGAAAGGCATTAAGAATGAAAACAAAGAATTGCGCGAACGTCTTGACAGACAAGACCAAGCAAAGAGCCAAAGTGAATTGCGTGAGAAAGTCGTTGCTGGAATGAAAGCTAAAGGCATAAGTGACGAGTATGTATTGAATACGACTCTGGCTAAACATGGAGAATTGGATTCCAAGAAATCAGTAGATGAACTTGTAGAGTCTCTTCTTCCGGCTTATGACAAAGAGTTCAGTGCTTGCCGTGGAAATGGTGCAGTGCCGAGAACCGGACAACAACAGCAACAGAACACGAAGAACGAAACACTGAAAAGGTTTAAAGAGCGTCACCAAAAATCAGGTGACTTGCCCGTTGCAAAATGAGATAATTAATTTATTACAAACACATTAAAACACAAAACAATGATTGGTAATACTTTTGGTAGTAAGACAAGAAAGTTTGGTGGTGCCTTTCCGGTTTGGAAAGATGTATTTAGCAAGGTAGATGGTGGAGGTGTATTTGAAAAAACGCCGGACGTGGGAAATGTAATCCCCGCAGGAACACCCGTGTATCTTAATAGAGCCGGAGGTACTTCTAAGTGCTTAGAATTTTATGAAGCATTGGAGGGTAGTACTGGCACTACATTGAAAGTGACCGTTGGCATGGGGCTTCCGACTCCAACCGTAGGTCAGATTCTTATGAAGGTTCCCGATACTCTTAATGGAACGGGTACTGGCGTAAAAGTTACGAAGGTAGTCATTAACGAAAACGAAGCTACTGTTACTTTGAGTGCTGACCCTGATACTCTCGCTGAAGGAGATATTCTGACCGTAGCTGCTGCCGTAGGTGCAACTCAAAAAATGGCTATTACAAACATGTCAGGTCTGACAAAGAATGATGCTTATATCGAGGAAGGTACGCAAGTAGTCACTTGTACGGTTGTATGGAGTGGAAAGGTCTACGCAGACCGTATTCAGCCTATCCCGGATATTTTCAAAGCATTGGTTCCTAACATTTTATTTCAGAAGGAGGCGTAAGTTATGGAAGTTAGAGATAGAGAATTTTATGATTTGATTGCCCGTGGGCTTGAAAATAACGGTATTTCTTTTCAGGAGTACATTGATGAAATGTTTGCTGAAAAGTATAATAAGCCCGAAACGCCCGGATTTGATTGGGAACCGGATATGCAGGATGATTTTGAGTTTAAGCAAATCTCCGCAACGGCTCGTGTATATACGATGGCAACGTATGTTGATTTCGATTCTCCCGGTCCGGTTAAGCATACAGAAGGATTCGAGCTTGGTAGTGACAAGATGCCTCGTATGAAGCATGAGTTCAACATTGACGAAGCTAAAATCCGCTTGCACATGCAAGCATTGCAACAGTTTGGGGTATTCTCTGAACGTATGGCACAGAGTATTGAAAACTTGCTGTTTGAAAGTGTCGACATGCTGCTTGGTGGTAACTATAACTCTTTGAAGTTTCAACGCCATCAAGCCGTTTCTAAAGGTCAGTTTGATATTATTGCGGAAAACAACCCGCAAGGTATCACAGGTGTAAGTATCGACTTCCATGTACCGGGTAAGAATCGCTGGGAGATTGCATGGTGGAAGAAAGATGGCACTCTGAATACGGGTATCACACCGTTGGAAGACCTGAAGAATAAGGTTACTTATATCCGACAAACTTGTTATGCTCCGGTAGACCATATCGAGGTAAACAAAATTACATGGGATAAATTCATTATGATTCCGGCTGTAAGACAGACTCTCGGATATATCAAGAATCCGTTGGTTACGACTGCTGATGCTGCTGTACAAATCGGCGTTAGTTTGCTGGATGATGAAATGAAGGTCTTGGTGGAAAAATATGTCGGTGCTCCGATTACCATTATTGATAGTGTATCCGTTGTTGAGAAATTCGATAAGAAAACTCGCATGGTTACTACTCCGACTTTGCAGAGCTTCGATGAAAACGTATTTGTTTTCGTTCCGTCCTCTCGTATCGGTACAATCAAGGCGGTAACTCCGATTGTAATTAATGACCCGGCGGCTCGTATTGCCTTCTACGATGAAGAACGTACCGTAATCACACAGACTTTTGATGCCTATAACAAGGTACAGAAGATTTCAAGTGAGCTTACAGCATTGTGCGTGCCGAATGTGGTGAGACAGATGTATTACCTGACTGTAAAGGCAAGTAAATAATGTCAGATACGGTTTCTCATATTGATATGCCCATTGAAGAATATTTAAGAGGTGTTGTTAGCTATCAAGTAGCTGACAACGCTCTTAATTCGATTCTTTTCAAACGCAAAATTGCAGCCGGAGAAATGGCAAGTGCGCTGACAGAAAAGCAACTTGACCTTTGTACTGCTGACCTTTATTTATGGTGTGCTACTACTCCCAGCACACAAAATAATACAGAGGACAGTGATGGTGGGTGGAAGCATGTTGAGGGTGGTTGGCAAACTTCAGCTTATGACAAGCGAGAGTTGCGGGCTATGGCAAAAGAACTGTATGAGAAATGGGGAGAAAATATGCCGGGAAAGAGTAAAATGAAAATAGTACACTTTGGTCTAAGATGAAACCTGATAATCCACGATTTCCGCACAGATGCACCATTTACCGGATGGAAGGTGAAACTTCATTTTCGGAGGGTGAGAAAGTTATTCTTTATGAAGGAATATGCCGCAAATATGGTAATACGTCACTCCGTACATTCAAAGCGGATAACGTGATTAAAGCCGATTACGCATTGAGTATTCCGGGAATAATCGAGGGGATTAAATCAGGTTTTTTAATAGATGTCACAGACCGTTGTGGAACTTTTACTGAATGTATGGTTGCTGACTGTTATCCCGGAAACTTGGGAACCACGGTTTATTTTAATCTTGCAAAAAACTAATGTTATGGGCAATAATACTGATAACAAGTCATTGCTTGATGCCGGAATGAAGAAAGCCGGAGAGATAGTATCAGACTTTATCTATAACTACTTGGTAAAAGTATGTGAGGCATTGGTGGATGATGCGGTTAAAAGCAAACGTGGATGGAGTAGTTTTACCGGAAACACGATAACAAGCTATGCTTGTGGATTATACATAGATGGAAGATTTTCATATTACTATTCAAGTGGGGATGAAATGGCACAACCTATCAGAGTGAAGCTAACCGAAGATGAATATGCCTACTTATCTCCTGACTATGACGGTAAGAACCGAGGATTGAGGGGAACCATGAAAACAGATGGTGATTATGGAGAAGATTTTTCTCTGAATTTTCTAAAGTCATATAAGCCGGATTGCAATGATGGTTTCGCAATAGTAATGTGTACGGGTACTGAATATTCAACTTATTTAGAGAATAGAAACAATGCCAATGTGCTAACTGATACATTTCAGAAGGCACAAAACATTCTCTTCTCCAACTTAAAACCAATGAAGTAATGGGAAGAACAAAGTTTCATAGGAAAGACATATTGAAGAGCCTGACGGAAATCTTTTCAGATGTGAGCCGGAATGTTTTTGTAACAAACCGACCTGAATCCGTTGAAGATGAAATGAAGAACTTCATTGTTGTTTCCATTCCTTCAACGATATATGAAAGACGTGCCTATCAGGATACTTATTGTAGAATTGAAGTGTTTGCCCGTAACCGGAAGAATGGTATGGAAGCGACTGATGTACTGGATACAATGCAACAAGCCGTGATAGATAAGTTTCCACTATCGAATAAACTGTTTTCTGCTATAAGTCCACGGCTATTGCCCGGTGGTAATGATGGTTTAGGTTTTCATTGCTTGATTATTCAGGCAAAAATGACAATAAAATAACACAAATTTTAAAATAATACGATTATGGCTGAATTTACAATTACGAAGACTCTTGAAGACTTGAAAGAACTCTTCTCACAGATGAAAAATGTATATTTCATTAAAACTGCCAATCAAGCTCTTGATGCTATCAAAGGGGCAGATATGGAACTTCCGGTATTGGATGAAGGTGTGACCTTTGATACTGGTGCGGCAGATGTATCTAAGATCAAATTGACAACGGGAGCTATTTGGACTTCTGTGGCTACGGCTGGTGATGCAGATATTCAATTCCAAGTTGCCAGTGTTGCCGGGGAAATCAACGAACTGCTTATGAATAAAGTTGCCAATAGTGCATCTATGACAGCTACATTCAATGGCAAAACTTATGAAGGTGCTGGTTACAATACTGAACCAAAGAAAGTGACCGGGGCGTTGTTTATGACTTCTGAAGATGGTAGTACAGCTTTGTATTTGCCCAATATTGAAGGTTACTCTAACCTTATCAGTGAACGCGGTAAACCTGCTTATTTCAATGTGGCTGTAAGCCCGATGAATGATAAGAGCAAGGCGAGCATCTACATTCTTAAAGAGAAGGAAGCTGTTGCTCCCGGAGGATAACGAACTCTTTTTTCGCAAAACTCAATAAAGGGTGGTGAGCCGCAACGAGCCGCCGCCCTTTTCTTTTTTCAACACTAACACATATTTGACATGGCAAAAAAGAAATTAGAACAACCTTCTCTTGACAGTGAGAGATTATTGGATGAAATATTGGGTGACAGCGTGGAACTTGTTTCTATGCGTGGTCGAAAGAAATCATATCCAGTGCGTTGGATGAAGCCCGGAACAATGCGAAAATTGACCCATATTATGCTTGCAAAGGATAATGATGCTAAAGTAAGCTGCATGAGTGCTGCATTAATCATATTGAATGATTTTTGGAAGATCAAATTCTTATATCCAATACTTTGGCGTTGGTTTTTCTACATTAAACAGTACACGGATGATGAACTGTTTCCCATTATCGCTGCTGGTAAAAAAAAAGTTCCTGCCAAAAACTTCTTTATGAATATCACATTGCTGACCGAAATGAAGGATACGATAATGATAATGAAGAAGGAGGAAGCGACTATTTCCCTTCCCGAACCCTCTACGGAGCCGGGTGGGAATCAGATAAAGGTGGATGGATGATGCAACCACTTCTTCTTTTTGGCGGGCTGATATGCGAGCCTATGTATGGATATAACTGGGTAATGACACTTGCACAACTGGAACTTATCGGAAATGACAAACCGCTTACCTTCCTGAAGAAAGACTCAACCAAAAAGAAAGGAAAATCAGAATTTTCAAATCCTGATGCGAACAAAATAAAAGAAGCTGCAAGCAAATGGAAGGAAAAATACGATAATGGGGAAAAGAAAATCAATTTAGGGAGATTTATAAACACAAAATAAGACATGGCAGACCTCGGAAATTTATATTTTGACATCTTATTCCGAGATAAGACAGCCGAACAAAGAAAAAAGATTAAGGCTGACATTTTAAAGGATTTAGATGTAAAGCTCGACCTCAAAGTAGGTGTGAGTAAAACTGATTTGATAAAAAGTGCTCGTGAGGCTTTGGCTGAAAAGGAATTTAAAGTCGGAGTTTCCGTAGACCATAGCGATGTCTCAAAGAAAGTTCAGGCTGCTTTTGATGGCAAAACATTCAAGATTGGGATTGAAAGCCGGAAAAGTGATTTGGCAAAGAGTATCCGAGAGTCGTTAAAAGGCGAAGCATTTAAAGTCGGAGTAATCATAGATAAGGCTTCTGCAAGTCAGGCTGTTCAAGAAGCCCTACGCAAAGCTGGACTGAATACCAATTATTCTGCCAGTGATTTACGCGCGACTCGTGCGCGTGCAGTGGAAGCTAAAGCTGAAGCCTATATCAATTCCCAGCGTGAACTTGCCCGGCAAAGAGCCGCCGCAGCCGCTAAGGCTGAATTAGGTTTAGCTTCAGCTCGTGAACGTAGTGCCAATGCCGCCCGCGCACATGCTTCGGCGACACTGAATATGAATGGAGCTATGAGAAGCCAACTTAGTATTACGGGAGAGTTGGCAAATCAAATGATTGGTCTGTACTCCATATATACTCTGGAACGTTTCATTAGAGGTCTTGTTGATATTGGAGGGGAATTTGAGCAACAAGAACTTGCATTAAGCGCAATGCTTAATGATGCCGGGAAAGCACATGAAATTTTTGGCAGTATAAAAAACTTAGCTGTTGTCAGCCCTTTTGGTGTCCGGGAATTGAACGATTATACCAAACAGCTAAAAGCCTTCTCCATACCTTATAACGAACTATATGAAACCACGAAACGTCTTGCTGACATTTCGGCGGGTGTCGGCGTGGATATGGGGCGTATTATTTTGGCTTACGGTCAAGTCAGAAGTGCGGCTTTCCTTCGCGGTCAGGAACTTAGGCAGTTTACTGAAGCTGGAATACCGATGGTTGAAGCATTGGCAGATAAATTCAGTAAGCTCGAAAATCGTGTAATAAGTGCCGGGGAAGTCATTGATATGATTTCAAAGAAGAAAGTGTCTTTTGAAGATGTGAAAGATGTATTGTGGGGAATGACCGATGATGGTGGTAAATTCCATAATATGCAGGAAGTACTTTCAGAGTCATTAAGTGCAAAATGGAAGAACTTGGGAGATGCTATCGACATTATGATGGCTGACATTGCAGAATCCATGAATGGTACTTTGAAAGGAACCGCCGAAATTCTTACTGAATTGACTTCAAACTGGCAATCCCTTGTTCCGGTGATCGAAGCTGCGGTTATTGCATTTGGAAGTCAGCGCGTAGCTGCTTTTGCCGTGAATCGTGCAATGGGAGAAGAAAATGTATTGCTTATTAAAAGTGCTCTTGCTTCAAAGAGGAAGGCGGCATCAAATCTTATTGTAGCCCAAAGTTACAGGACTCTGAACGCGGCTGAAAAAGGGGTAATTGCATCCAGTAGAACAATGAGTACTGCTGATTGGAAATTACTTGCATCCAGTGGGCAGCTTACTAAAGAATATGCTTTGCGTTTAATGGCACTCGGTCGATTGAAGTCAGGACAAGCCGGACATATTGCCCAGTTATTAGGTATAACAAAGGCTGAAATGAAAGCTGCTCTTAGTACGAGCCGTTACACCGTGATGATGTATTCTCTCGGAGCCGGGATAAGAAGTGTAGGACTTGCTTTGAAGTCTCTTGTCTGGAATCCGTATACAGCCATATTTGCCGGATTAGCTCTCGTTATGAGCGGATGGCAGAAAATGGAGCAAAAGAGTGAAGATATGAAACAACGTATCGAAGAACTCTCTCAAACAGCACAAGAAGGATATAAAAACTTGGAAAAGCAACTTCTGAAGTTCAACGGGATAGATACTGCACAAATAAACGGTGACGGTTTGATAACTGCCATCAAAGAAATTAAAGAAGTTCTGAAAGATTATACTCCTGATGTAAACAACATATTTAAAGAAGCTGATGCTATTGAGGATTTAGCTGAACGATATATCTTCCTTCGTAATGCTTTGCTGGATGCCAAAGAAGCATATAAGATTCTGAATGATATTCGTTCTGTTGGGGAAACTGCAAATGAGGCAACTGACGGATGGTTTGATTATTCATTAGTTGAAAATATCGAAGATTATTTGGATGCTTTGGCTGATGCCAATAAAGAGTTGATAGGCATTGGCAAATATCGGATAGAGATAAATAATGCCATACAAGAAGCGGCAAAGGGAGATGTCGAGTTTGCAAAGGCTATTGATGGAAAACCATTGGAAGATCAAATTCGGATAATGACCGTATATAAAAACGCATGGATGAATGTATCTTCTTCATTAAATAGGTCTTCATTATCAGCATCGAAGGCATTAGCGGCTTTTGCTTATGAAAATGCACATGCTATGAGTGTTTTGAATAATGATGTTCTTCCTGATTTGAAAATCTATGCTGATAGCGTGAAAAATCAGTTGGAAGCTAAAGGATGGGATTTTTCAAACTTGACAAAAGCACAAGTTGAATCTCTCCGCATGTTAATCAATGATATGCTCGGTAAAATCAAAGGTATGACACCGGAGATCGAGCGCATGTTGGGCACCCAAATTCTGACTGTGGAATATAAGATAGAACCTGTTATTGTTGGATACACGGAGAAAGTGTTGTATGGATCATTAGCAGGAAAGATAAAGAAATTCCAAGAAGAGCTTGCTACCAAACCGGGAGGTATGGTGAAAAATAAGCCAATACAGATGTTTACAGATAAAGAACTTGAAACCATGACTTCCGATGAAAAGATAGTGGAGGCATTGGACGACAAGGTGAAAGAGGCTGCATTGGCTGTTAAAGCGGCTGAACGTATAAAGAGCAATACGGATGCTATAAATGATGCGCAAGCTGTTTATGACTTCTATAAGGCTGTACGAGAGAATTTCCTTAATAAAGGTGATAAGGATGATTTTGGAAAAGACTTGGGAAAGAAAGACCCGGCGTTGGAGGCATTGAAGGAACGCTTTAAGCAAGTCAAAGATTTCATGTCTATGTACGAGAAGTTAAGTGATACCTATGGTAAAGCAGAAGCCCTTTTCCGTACAAAACAAAGCGGACTATTTGCTTCAGGCTTGTTCAAAGGTTCCATGGTGGAGTCTATTTCCGTAGATGCCCGTAAAGAAGTTGAGAAGATACTAAAAGAATCAGGTGACAAGACTAAGAATAGACGCTCTTTGACAGAGAGCGCATATACTTACAATATTGATTTGGCGGCGAAAGTTGATAAAGAATCTCTCCAAAAGGCTATATCTGAAATTGAGAAGTTTGTTTCGGATACAACAAAGAAATGGGATTTATATAAACAGCTTCTTAATGCCGGAGCAAGTAAGAAGGATGCTTCCGTATTCGCCTTTGGTGTAATGACAGATTATGAAAAGAAGTCTGAAGAATTAAGGGATTCCATACAGAAGAAGATGGAAGAAAAAGGCGTTTATGTTCCTTTTACTTTCACAGAACAAGAAGCAACTGAAGCTCTTGGCGGTAAAGAAGGGGTATTGTACAAGCAATTCTTTAAAGCATGGAAGGAAGCCAAAGATGCTATTGAAAAAGATAGTTTGGAGGTGAAGCTGAAAGAAGTTACGGCTATCAACAAGTATAAATCCATTGCTGAAAAGATACGTGATTTGAGCGAAAAGTATGCTCCGCTAACCGGAGGGTTTATCGGTGATGGCGGAGAGCTTTTCGGGAATGAAGATGGTATGTCTCCCGGTCAGAAAGCCCTATTTACTGAATATAAAGAAGAAGTGGCAAAGTTGAAAGGACAATTACTTGAGCTTCTTCCGATATGGGAACAAATATTTGGAGATCAGACTTATAAATCATACGGTCAGATACAGCAAGCCTCAACGACTGCACAGCAGATAGTTGATAATGCTAAAATAACGAAGAACAAAGATGGGAAGCCTGTTGCATACACATCTTGGTATAATGATGCGGACGGTAATCGTGTAGATGTGTCCGGACAGTATTCTCAAATAGAAAAGTTGAGAAAGGCTATCCATGATTTGTACAAGGAAGGATTGAATAAAAATCCTTTCGCTACCCTTGCAAAGAACATTAAAGACCTGTTCTCGAATGATGCTGATGATGATAGAGATTTATCAGAAAAATTGGCAGCAGTTGGAGAAAGTGCCGCCGAAAGTGCGCAGCTTGTGGGAACATTTGCCGGACAGATGTCTGATATGTTTGACGCTCTCGGAAATGAAGGCGCGGCAGATTCTATGGGGAATGTGCAAGATGCCATGACCTCTATTTCAAATATCGGTCAGGGATTTGCTAAGGGAGGTATCGTTGGTGGTATTGCCGCAGCAGCCGGAGAAGCCGTTAATTGGATTGGCAAGATTGCGCAAGCGCATGATAAAAAACTGGATAAAGCCATTGAGAAAAGTAAGGAACGTGTTCAGCATTTAAAGAATGTTTATGAGCAAATAGATGCGATTCTTGAAAAGACTTTAGGGAGTGGAACAGAACTGAAACTAATTGATGCAGAGAATGATAAGGTAAGACTTAATCAGTTGAACGGGCAAATTGATGCTATTCGTAACAAGGGCAAGATAAACATATTTGATATGATGTCCTTGTCAAAGTATGCTGCGGAATCAGCCAAGTTACAAAAACGTGTCAAGGCGTATAATGAAGGAGGTGCTTATGGTTATCAACGTGCTTTGATGCAAGAACAACTTTCCGAGGTGGAACAGCAACGGCGGGATGAACTTGATAAGAAGAAGACTGACGACAGCAAGGTTGAAGATTACAACAATCAGATTGCGGAATTGAAGCAGCAGATTAAGGATTTCGCCGAGGATGCTGCGGATTCTCTATACGGAATTAATCTGAAAGATTGGGCTTCACAGTTGGGGGATGCCTTGTACGAAGCATGGCAAAAAGGGGAAGATGGTGCCGAAGCCTTCAAGAAGAAAGCTGCGGAAATCATGGGTGATGTGATGAACTCTGTTCTGAAACTTGCCATTCTTGAACCAGCCATGAAAAACCTTCAAACTATGCTATTTGGTGAAGATGGTATGAGCGGTATGTTTGGAAGTGATTTTTCACTTGACGACAGCGAGCTTGAAAGTATCGCGGACTATCTGATGGGTGTTAGTAGTAAGACTGATGATTACTACGATGCACTGGATAAGCTGAATGAGTATATGGAGAAGAAATACGGGGTTAGCATGAAGGAAGAAGCCGAAAGCTCCGGTCTAAGCAAAGGCATTGAAGGTGTTACCGAAGATACAGCTAACTTACTTGCTTCATACATAAACGCTATACGCGCTGATGTTGCTGCAAAATTGATTCTCGTAAGGCAGCTTATTGAGGAATACTACCCGCAAATGAATATGATTGCCCAAGCCCAGCTTACGGAACTCAAAACTATTGCTAAAAATACGGCTGATAATGTAGCGTTGGTTACTGAAATCAGAGATATGTTAAGCGGAGCGAGAATAGATAAAAATCGTGGTTTCTATTTAAAATGAGATGATTATGGATGAACTGAATAAAAAATTGCGTGAGAAAGCCATTCTCTATGGATTATGTGAGCAATGGACAAATGATTGGAGTGAAAATCGTAATAAACAGGAATTGATCGAAATGTGGCTTCGAGGAATTGATTTTGCAATTTTGCATGACTATCCGACAAATGAGTTTATTAAAGAATCTTTTTCACCGGAACTTTTGAAGGGAAATAACATCTTTGTAGATTGCCCGGTTGGTGGAGTGAATCTTAATCATAAAGCCGTGATTTGCGGGGATTGCAAAGGTGCATTGATTTTTGATGGATATGCTTCATGCGATATATACGTCCGGCATACGAGTAAAATACATATTGATGCTTCTAAATTCTCGAAGATATTTGTGAATTTGTATGATGATGCTGAAGTTACAATCAAACAGAAAGATGTCGCAAAAGTATATGTTTACCTTCATGGCTCCAACTGCCATGTGAAATATGAAGGGGAAGTGTTAGTGAGAGAAAGCCGGGGTTAGTTCCCGGCTTTAACTTCTATATTTTGTCAGCAAATGAAGAGTTTATTTCTTTCTCTTTTTTATTCTGTTTATCGGATTCTTCCGTTAGATAATTCAACATTTTATCTTTTACAGTTTTATCAATATAAGTAATATCAGTGCCTTTCTCCCCTATATACACTCTCAATTGTTGATTTTTGTAATCCCATGTATATGTGGAAAAATCTAAACTTTTATTTACAATTTCTTCACAGTTAAATTCACCGTATTTTTTTAGATACAAACCTACCAAATTCTCGTTTCTTTTATCGCTTTTAGCTGTAATACTCATTACTATATCACCAAAAGTTTCAATCTCAACATCTAAGTTCATAGAACGTATATATAATTTGTAAACGTTTCCTATAAACTTGGAATCCAAATATTTAGTTAAAGGTTCAATATAAGAACTTATAGAATCATTTTGAGAAAGCCATTCTTTAGAATTGAATGGTTTATTAAGGTATATGTTGCAAAAAGAAAGGTTTTCATTAATGCTTTTTACAGAGTCATTTGGGTGCATCCTATATCCTAAATATCCATTTGGCAATGGTTCGCAAACGTCTTTCTTTGCGTTGCTTGAACACGCGGTAAATGTAACAATTAGTAGCGTTATTAAAAAATATGATATTTTCATACTTAAAGTTGTTTTATTGCATTTACAAAAGTATTAATAAAAAAGAATACATGCCAAATTTATCCACATGTTTGATAACAGAAATAGAAAATATTCATATTTATCTTTGAAATAATAGAAAATATATATAGTTTTGTAGCGTAATAAAAAGAATAAAAGCCAAAAGAGCTTGTTATTGGAGTTTAATAGCCCCAATAGCAAGCTCTTTTTTTATTGTCATACAAAACGAGGTAATGGTAGAGGCATATAGCATATTGTTTCAGAAGACTTCAGACGGTGCGAAGGTGAAAGACCTTCTTACTGAATGGAAGATGGTGTGTACCGATTTTCCATTTGAATTGTATCCTGAAACGAAGGATTTGCCTAAACGTGATTGGGCTGACGAAGACGGAGAGGACACTTTTATTCCTGACGTATTACCGCTAAAGGCTTATGATCTTGAAGCTGGGATATGTTATACAGGTGAAATGGCAACCGCCTATGATAATGTTGTTTCATTTTTAGGCTACCTGATTGGAGAAGATGGCAATGGTGCCACTTTGAAGGTGTATAATCCACATACCAATATCGGAAGACGGAATTTATACTTTCTTGGAGCAAGTGACTATGACTTCCATTCAACTAAAGATGGTGATTCAGTCACATTTAAAGTGAAGTTCCGGGTAACTGATCCAAAGACGGAAATTGTGCCTTCGTACAGTATTGATATGACTACGGTTTTAGCATTAGTAGCAAAGAAGGGATAGTATGTGGAAGGTATATGACAAAACAGGAACGAAGGTACGCTGTGAGGTACGAAAAGTACAATACAGTGGAACTTTCATGGGCGAATGTTTCGTAAATACTACCATAAACTCTGAACTACCGATTGATTTTGAAATCGGAGATTACTTCATTTACCGTAATGAACAGTTCACGATTAACTATGACCCAAGTGTTTTAAAGAAAGCCGGAGCAAGAAAAAATGGAGAGGCTTATGTTTATGATGGTGTGAAGTTCAATAGTTATTCGGATGAACTGACTCGATGTGATTTTCTTGATTATGTTCTTGCTGACAACTTCGTTCATTTTTCTTCTCTTCCTACTTTTAGCTTCTTTGCATCAAGCATACAAGATTTGGCTGACCGCATACAAGCTAACCTCGACCGTGTTTATACTGGCGACCAAAAATGGACTGTTGAAGTTCACCCGGAATATGTCAATACAACCAATGTGAACATTGACGCAAGTAAGCTAAAGGTGTGGGCTGCGCTGGATTTCATTAAATCGAAATTCGATGCAAATTTCATTATTCGCGGACGCAAGATAATTATTGGTACTGCGGGAGTAGCTATCGACAATGTTTTCCAATATGGGAAGGGAAAGGAATTATTTGAAATTCAGCGCGTGGCTGAAAGTAACCAGCAAATAATTACCCGTCTTCGTGTGTATGGTAGTACAAGAAATCTTCCGGTTAGATATTACAATAAGTTGTCGGACGCATCTCTTACCAATTATCTGCCTAATAACATGGCAGTACAAAATCTGATGTTGCCGGATTTTCCCAAGAGGACGCTGGATGCTTATATTGATAGCCCCAATATATCGGTGCTTGGAGTACGTGAGGATAGCGTGTATTTTGATGGAAGTGACGAATCATTGCCAGAGATTTACCCGTCAATGGAAGGCATGACTGCGGAGCAACTTATTGCTGCCGGAATATCATGCAGTATTGATACCGGGGATAACGGCAACTTGGACGAGATTGTGACGGATGCTACCGAAAAAGATGGTAAAGCAATCAGCGATGATGGTACATGGGACAAGTTGAAAGAGGGTGAGAATATTCCACCATTTCTTTTGACTCTTAAAGATGTTGGTTTTGATATAAATGACTATCTGACCGGAGAAACAGCCACCATTAGTATGGAAGATGGTATGTGCGGTGGACGAGAATTTGAGATTACAAAATGTGAGAAGAAGGGTAATAAATACATTCTCACTTGTAATCGTGTTTATGATGATGGGCTGAAACTCTATTTCCCATATAAAGATTACAATATCAAAGCCGGAGACAAATTTGTTTTCTTGAATATTGATATGCCGGAAGTGTACATATCTGCTGCTGCCCAACGCCTTTTGAAAGCTGGCAAGGAGTATTTGGCAAAAAATGATTATGTACGCTATACCTATGAAGTTAAGATTGACGAGATATACATGGCTCGGCACCCACAACTTTATAGCTTGCTGAAGGAAGGGGATTTGATGTTGTTCACTGAATCCGATTTCAAAATAGACGGAAGTATCATAATTGATTCTCTACGAATTACTGAAGGAGAAGGTCTTGTTCCAACTTACGAAGTGACATTGGCAAATGAGAAATCTGTTGGTACTCTTGAAAAGATTCAAAATGCAATAGATTCTATTGGGGGTGGGCAAGGTTCAGGCGGATATAATGCACAACAGATAAACAGCTTAATTCGGACTTTTGGCAGTAAACTATTCCTTTCTAAGATTTCGGATGATATTGCGCAAGGAGTAATCCAGTTTCTCAAAGGGGCAGTCTTCGGGGAGTTTGCAGAAGGTATTTCCGGCTTTGGTGGGAAGATAGACCAATTCGGTTCCGCTTGGCTTGATTCATTGTCTGTCCGCAAGTTCTTGGAAGTTCCTGAATTGAGATATAACCGGATAAGCATAGAAGTTGGTAATCGTTGGAACGCTCCGGGTGGAGGGGTTGTTGAGAGTGTGGTTCCTGATACTGATGTTGATGGGAACATTCTTAATACGGGAACAGTAATACTACACTTGCAAGACAAAGAAATTGGCAAAGTTGCCGTGGATGATATTTGTCAGGGGATATTCCATGATGGAATGACGTTGGACAATAATTTTTCAGATGATTATGACGACGGCATAGGCAATTTTCAGTTCTCCGGATTCTATACATGCTATTTCCGCATTACGGATATTTTAGAAGTTGGAAGAAACAGCAAGTTCCGATATATGCTTCGTGGCGTAAGTGATCGTTGGAGATTTCTTTTCCATCCGTGCGAGGCAATGCACTTTGTTGGATACGGAAACTTCACAGATAAATCACGGCAGACCTCTCGCTATTCTACTCGAACGTATGAACGCTATTTGCGTGGAGTGAATGACTGGGAGTTTACTTCAGGTAATATCGGGGCGCAATTTGGTGATTTGAGCAACTTGTCTGTCTTCGGAATGAACATGGAAGGTTATTCTGCTTATTTGAATAACATATACATGACCGGAGTTATTGAACAACTTGAAAACTACCCGGTACGTATTGAGATAGATACGCAAGGAGATAATTTTCTTGCTTTTGGTGAGACTATGGACATTACTTGTAGAGTATTCAAAGGTTGGAACGATATAACCGATACTGTTACAAAATGGAGAATAACCCGTGATAGTGGTGATACGGCAGATGATGAAGCGTGGGCAATCAAGAATAAAAATTTTGCCGGAAACATAACGCTTGCTTATGAAGACCTCGGAGATAACGCTATCACATCTGTAAGTACATTATTTACTATTACGGCAACAAATAAAACTGATACGGCGAAAGCTATTATAAGTATATAGAGTATGGAAAGTGTAAAGAAAAGAATTAGAAAAGATTTTCAACCATTGACTATTGCAGTCAGCTTGAAAATTATGACTCCGAATAGCCCGGCTTCGCAAGTATATAATAGTGAGAATGGTGAATATGAACCTGATCGTGGCGTTACTCCGCTTGTGATTCTGCCAGAAGTTATTGCTAATTGTACGGATGGTAGCTGGAATACTCCTTATGCAAATGAATTACTTTCCGAAATGAAGTGGTATATCAACGGAAAAGAGGCTTCAACCGTGGCTTCTTGGAATGGAAAGTATTCTATTGATACTGTTGGCTCAACTCGCGGTGCAATTACGATCAACCGCAATGTTTCTCCGGGAGAAAGTTTTGAGCTTCATTTTGAAGGTGTAGTTGCTGATACCCGATTGGGTGCAAATATCCCAGTGAAGACGGATACTATAACTCTTTCTACCGTAGATAAAAGTGAAGATGAATACAGCTTATCAATCGGAGACGACCAAATCATCCGGTACAATCCATTTGAAGACGCTTTGCTGCTGTATGATTATAAAGTTGCTAATGGTTTGACTACGGCTTCAACATCTGCACGTAATGCTGCGCTGAATGAAAACGCATACGAACGCTCTATTTCTGTATCCGTGCATAAAGGGGACACACTTTTAGCTGCTGGTTATACATTGAATTTATACAGCATTGGTAGTGGCGGTGTCTTGACACAACTTACAACCGCCAAACATGAGATAATCGCTTTGACCTTAACGAAGGTCACTATGGATTTGCGGCTAATAGAAAAAGGTGATTTTCTCTTGGTTGTCAATGTTGGCGGAAAAGAAAAAGCAAGAAAACAGTTTTCTATAAACCGGGTATATCCCAAATTTGATATAGAACCAGTAAGCGGAGTTTCCATTAATCCGGGTGAGACTACTCACTATAATAAAGTGATGGTGCATTACAATGGAAATATAGTTCCGGTTCCCGCTCCAATTTTAAAGATGGTATGGTTTACTGATACAGAGAATTTAACCGGAGTACAACATAATGAGGGAACTGAAACGGTGATAACATTATCTCGTACAGGAATTGGAAATACATATCTTGATGATTGGCTTGATATATACGTGGAAGCGGAACAGAAACCGATATTTAAAGTTATGACTGATGCTTCGGGCACAGAATATACGGACAAAAGTGGAAATGTTTACATAAACTAATAATTATGAGATATGTAGTAGCAAAAACCAAAACAGTCACTAATGCTGGAATCAGTGATAGCGGACATAGAACAAAGAAAGGATTTATCATTATCAATGAAAAAGAGGTGATGAATAGTGATTTCCTCGAAGGTGATTTTGAAGCTCGTGTTCAAATACTTGGAGGTACAACATATACAAACGTGGAAATAAATAACATTATAAACGAAGGAGGATGGAATTATGGCTTATGATTACAGTGCCCAAAATAGTATTACCATCAAGCGATTACGAGCGAATGATAGCTTGACACTTAGTTTTGATAATAACGGAATACCTCTGTTTCAGGGCGTAGATGCTGAAAGTGGAGTCGTATCGCCGGATTGGACGAAAGCAGCAAACCAACCGATAAGAACTCCGAAGGTTATTTCATCGCATGGGCTGGCAGTCGCATTGTCAAACCATACTTGGACATACAATGGCGTAGCATTAAAATTTAGTGGTGCGGAAAGTAGCGGATGGAAGGCTGATAGCACTGGAAAGTTTCAAATGAACACTACTACCGGAGCTATTAAGATTATTTCCAATTTAGCAAGTAAGACCAATATTGCCGGGGATACTCTTATTTATTCGTGCGTGGCTACGGTTGCCGGAGTAGAGTATAACTTGACAAAGGATTTACCTATCGTAATTCAAAACATAGGTGCAAGTTCATATTATCTTGCCATTCTCGCTACAACTGAACAGCTAACAAGTAAGATTACTTCAACTTCATTGCAGACAAAATTATATCTTGGAGCAAATGAGGCATCGGATTACTATGTGAAATGGTATAAAGACACGGCGGCATGGGCAGACAAAAACGGTCAAAAAACAATTACGGTCGGAAGAGGTGATGTTGATGGTACTCAACTGTTCATTGCTGAAGTGTACAAGTCTTCCAGTGACTCACAACCTTTGGCACGTTCGGGTATCCGTATTATTGATACTGCGGATGAATTTCAAGTTGTATGCTACATTTCTTCAGCCAATAAGGAGGTGGACACAGGTAGCCCGGTTACTGTTAGTGCAAAAATTGTCAATATGACTACCGGAGCGACATATTCCCCTTCGTCTGCCGCATGGACAATGAATATAATGGATAAGGAAAACTGGAAGAGTCTGAAATCTTCATCTACGAACAGCATATCAGTAACAACAACTGAAACAGATCGTAACGGGAATCTGTATGACGTAGATGTAGTTGCAGAATGTAACTTCAATTAATAATTAATCAAATACAAAATTATGGCATCAAAAACTTTAGGAAGTGAAACCATAGTACAATCTATGCTAAGAAGCAATAGTGTACTCGTTGAGATTGACGGAAACGTTCGCCGTATTTCATTGGAGAATCTGATGAACGCAATTAATACAGGTAATGAACAACTTCTGCGACAAGTCGCATGGGGCATCCCTTTAAAGCATAAGGTTCAGAGTAGTACTGCGTATGGAGTTGTAGGAAATACGGCTGCATGGGCTGAATATAAACGAATGAGTGGGCGTTATCTCGTTAATAATGCGGGGAAAGCCTCAAAACTATCTCCGACTAATTCAGAAGTGTTTGCTGACGGTACCGCTCTTGACGAATCCAAAGGACATGTAATGTTCATTTCTCCGCGTTTATACTTTTTAGTTAAGACTGACAGTGTAAGCGGAATACCCTATTTATGGTTAAGTATGTATCCAATCGGAGGACATTATATCGGCGGTGCCAATGGTGGGCAATATAACTGTATCGGTGCGTATAAAGGTTCTATGTCAGGTAGTTCGCTTGTTTCTCGTTCCGGGGTAGCTCCGGCGGGAAGTAAGACTATCAATGCCTTTTGGAGTGCTGCACAAGTGAATGGTAAAGATTGGGGATTGACTGACTACGATCAACGTAAACTTATTATGATGCTTGGGCTATCTGAATATGGAGATACCAATATTCAAGCAAAGCTGGGGTATGGTGTTAGTGGTAGCTCAAATTTGGATTTATGGGGTGCTGCGGCATCATTGAAAACCGGAGCAACAAAGAGTCTTGGTGATAACTGGGGAAAGATTGGCATTTCTGTTGTAAATGGAAGTAACACAGGCGTGAATTGTTCTCGCGTGAACATGATGGGTATTGAAGATCCTTATGGATGGCAATGGGAAGATATACAAGGGGTATATTGTGGAAACTCTGCCAATGATACACAAGACGGAACCGAAATATTCATTTATAAAGGCAACCGACTTCCGACTACTGCTGAAATATCGACTCACCCTAACGGGGAATACCGACAAGCAACCCGTATAACAGCAAGTGGATATGTACAAGAAATTATGGCGGGTGATAACTTCGATATTTTCCCGGCAAAAATTGGAGGTGGAAGTACATCTTATTGGGCTGACTATTCTTGGGCTAACAACACTGGGCAGCTGGTCTTTTGGGGCGGTAATGCGGATAACGGTGCGTACTGCGGCTTGGCGTCTGCGTACTCGAGGGACGCTTGGTCGGGCTCGAATGCGACTGTCGGCTCTCGCCTTGCTTATTATGGAAATTTAACATTCGTTACGGGTGCTGAATTGATGGCGTCTTGATAGCTGAAACAAACTTAGTTCTTTGAAATACAAATAATTACAAATCCGTTCACAGCGTCACGTTCTCGAACAACGAATAGCGTGACGCCCCCGACAGGGGTGGGCGGTTGGCGGAAGGGAACAAGAGCTGGTCTTTTGGGGCGGTAATGCGAATAACGGTGCGAACTGCGGCTTGGCGTATGCGAACTCGAATAACGCTTGGTCGAACTCGAATGCGAATGTCGGCTCTCGCCATACTTATTATATCGTGGAGAAATCTGCGAGTTCCCTGAACCATGACCCTGCAATATTATGGTTGCAGCGTAGTAACCAACAAGTTACGATGTCAAAAAATCACGAGCGGAAAGGTCTGTTTCTCTTGCGAACACAGACAAGCGGTGTTAGTAGGTTTATTCTCGAAAGCTCCGGGCAAATTATTCAAGCAAGCCCATTTTGCTTGCAATATCGGAATAATCAATATAGGTCTGAAGAAGACAAATTAGAAGTATGGTGTAAATTTTAAATAGAAGGTAATGACTAAGAGAAGAGGATTTTTGATAGAACAGATTGCTGATATGGATAATCTTCGGGAAGCGGATAGGGATGCACAGGATGGAAAGGTAAAGAAGAACCGATTTATCCGCCGTCATAACGAACGCGCCAAAGATGATTTAGAGGCTTTAAGGAAGATGATTTTAACGCTGGATTTCCCTGATCCTGACTTCAGTATAATGTCAGTTGTCAGTGATGCGGGAAAGAGAAGGGATATTGCGAAACAGAGTTATTTCCCGTGGCGTATTCTCCATCATGCCATAATGAGAGTGATTGGAGCAGATATTTACAAGAGTCTTATTCTCGATACGAGTGCTTGCATAAAGGGAAAAGGACTGCATTTTGGAGTCAAACGCATGAAGATGTTTTTGCGTAGGTATCCTGAATACAAGTGGCTTGTAAAGACTGATTTCAAAAAGTTTTATCAGAGTATTCCACACGAAGTTGTGATTAATGCTTTTCGCCGAAAATTCAAAGACGAGAAGTTTATAAAGTTGATTGAGATTGCATTGTTAAGTTATGATAGCGGAAAAGAGTTAATTGATATTTTGGAAAATGAAGAACTTCGGAAAGAGAGCTGTACCGATTGGAGCGTACACAAGCCAACCAATCGGAAATTTCGCAGTAAGCCCGATAGACCACAGGTTCAAAGAACAGTATAAGGTCAAATGCTTGCATCGGTATTGCGATGATAACGTGATGCTTGCTCGGACAAAAGGTGAAGCTAAGTTTCTACTTCGGGAATATAACCGGGTAAGTGCAGAATATGGATTGGTTGTGAAAGGGAATAGTTGTATTTCCCCGATAGGTACAGAAGTTAGACATGAAAACAAAAAACACAGAAAGCGAAAACGAAGTAAGAGGAAGAAGGATTAGCTTCTTGGGATACTGCTTTACACCGGATAATGTAAGGCTCCGTAAAAACATGAAGAAAACCTTCGCGAGAAAAGATAAACGAATTAAGAGTCGTAAACGTAAGCAACAAATCCGTGCATCATATTGGGGATGGTGTAAATGGGGAGATTGCCGAAATTTATGGAAAACGATAACAGATAATGATATGAGTTTTGCAGACAAAGGAATCAAACAAAGTGGAAAGACAAAGGACGGAAAGAAGTTCTTTGATGTTTCGGAAATGAAACTAATGGAGATTTTGAACATTCCCATTAAGGTATTGGATTTTGAAACAAATGTGAAGACTTCACAGGGAGATGGAAGGTATTGTGTACTGTTTGAAATGAATGGTACCAAATACAAGTTCATAACAAATTGCTTTAACCTGAAAGATGTGCTCGATCAAGCAAGGTTGCGGGAACAAGAGACGGGTGATAAGATTTTCCCGGTGGATAATGTGATTATTAAAAGACGTGCACTTCGTGAAGGAAAGAGTGCCTATTATTTTGATGAATAATTTAAAAGGAGGTAAAAATGAAAGCGTACAGTGATTTTAATGGAGTGGTACCCGAAGGTGTACAAGTTACAGTGGAAGGTAGTTTGGTTCGACTGTTCTTTGATTATGCCAAGAACGAAATTACCGTTGAAGGTGAAAAGCGTGAACAGTTGGTTTGTGAGAATGTAAATGCAAGCGGGAGAACGTATGAAGAGCTTGTCAGTGCTATTGTAACTGATCGCTATTCGGCAGATAGACGTGAAGCCGTATTCGCCAATTATGAAGAAGCCAAAGATGAAACGAGTGAACTAACTGAAGTAAAACGTGCCGAATATTTGAAGGAGTATTCTGATTTTCAGGCATGGCGTAAACGCGCTAAAGAAGTCGCAAATGAAGTATTAGCAAAGTTGTAATAGAATGAAGATACAAGGACATATAATAATAAGAAGAAAACCAAAAAACGGAGATAATGGGCAGGACGCGGTTCTCTATGAACTGATGCCAAGTGGACAAATTATCAATTTTTCCAATGATAATGTGTTTTCTCCAAGTTTTGTCACTTGTTCTATTAAGAAGATACAAGGCAGTAATCTTATTATGCTTACTACTGCATCCGCATTATCTACCGAAGGACTTCGATTAAGTTATGCTATGGATGATGGTTCTGATGGTGACACAGTTATCAATCCTACCACTAAAGTATATCCGAATGATAAAATATCATATATAAATTTTATTCTTAAAAAGAATGAAGTAATAATAGATAAGAAGACTATTCAAATATGCAATGATGGTAAAGATGGAGAGAAGGGAGAAGACGGATTACAGGGGTGCATCCTTCGGCAATCTGAATGGGTATCTGGGGTAGAGTATCGCAATGACGAGGCTCTTATTTCCGGTACTCGGTACTTGGATATTGCCATTGTGACAACTGGTGCTAATACTTTCAACGCTTATAAATGCTTGAAGACACATGTTTCCAGTACTTCTATTCCGGTTACTAACACAACATATTGGCAGAAGTTTAATACTCTTCAGCCTGTTTATACTCCATTAATTATGGCTCAAAATGCTATTCTTCGGTTTATGCAGGGGAATCAGCTTTTGATTATGAAGCCTGATGGAAAAACTATAGTAGCAGGATTCGTTGGTGGAGACATACCATTTTGGGTCGGAGGGGAAACGCCTAATAATGCTTCTGTATATTTCGGAATGGCGGGTAACGGGCAGTTGGCGCATGGAAATATCAGTTGGAATGAAGCTGGTGATTTGACTTGTGAAAGAGGTATTTTTAAAGTGGGTATAAAAAAGATCTATCGTAAAGTTAGTTTAGATAAATATACTTCAGAATCTTTCAAAGCAGACCTTACAACTGGGTTGAATTTTGTTTTTACCAAAAATACAGGAAACGATACACATTATATGACTTTGCCAACTTCCACTGATTTAGATGGATTCGATTCTGAAATGATATTTTATGGTAATCCGGGAGCAGTAATGATTAGTGGAGAAAATGGTACATATCCTTTTATGTACAATGGCATGAGAGTAAAACAAATAAAAATAGGCTCTTTTCCTCGGCGTTTGCATTTAAGTGCGAGAATAAGTAATGATATTGGAGGGTCTAATAGGATTGAATGGTGGATTGTAAATACTTCAGATTTTACTTTACAAGGAAAAATTTCAAGTAGTGGGTATTATAATTATGTAGAATCACAATATTACAATTCATTGTAAATAATATTGTACACAAACACAGAATAACAATGAAAGAACTGAATGAATTATTTGTAATTGCATGGATGCTATTTGGCATCTACATGCTTGTATTATTGCTGATCGGGGCAGACTTATGGAGTGGATACAGAAAAGCTAAACAAAGAGGTGAGGCAAGAACGAGTTATATGCTTAGAAAAACCGTTGATAAAATTGCACGGTATTATAATGCACTATTAGCTTTAACTTTCGTTGATTGTATGCAGATGGGGGGAGTTTGGTTTTTGGATAACTATTACGACTGGCATATTCCAATTTTCCCATTGATAACATTATTGGGCGCAATCGCTTTTGGTGCCATAGAAGTCAAAAGTATTTACGAGAAAGCGGAAGATAAAATGAAGGACGACTACCGACAAGTGGCGATACTTGCTGCTGAAATAGCAAAGCATAAAAACGAGCCTGACAAGATGATACATGCAGTTGATGATTTTATGAATAAAAATAACAAAGAAAATAAGGAGAAACAAAAATGACACGAGGACTACGAAATAACAATCCGGGCAACTTGCGTATCAGTAAAGATAAATGGCAAGGACTAAGGCAAGTACAAGAAGATAAAGCATTCTTCCAATTTACTGAAATGAAATGGGGGTATCGTGCGCTAATCCGTACATTACAAAATTATCGCAAACGGCATAATTGTATAACCATAGGTGATTTTATCAAACGCTGGGCACCCCCAGTTGAAAACAATACCAATGCGTATATTATATCTGTATGCAAGGACTTGCAAGTGACACGTGAATATGTACCGGATATAATGGACAAATCTACAATGTGTGCATTTGCGGCAGCTATTTCAAAAGTCGAAAATGGTGTTCCCGCAAAAATGGAAGATATTGAAAAAGGGTGGGAATTATTATAAATCAGTAAATCTCGTTAGATATGATAAGTTTTAATTTTACTAAGATGGAGGATGATTGGTTTGAGAGCCAGTCAATCCAAGTTTCGGGTAGTATTGCAATCAACTTGACCTTCGATGATACAAATGACAACCGGGTAGTACTACTGAAAAGCTCTACCGGGCATAGCTATGTATCGTTTAAGGAGAATCTTAATGTTGGTTCTTGTTGTGATATGAATGAGAATTATCTAATTCCCGGTCAATATATCAAAGTGAGAGTTAATAAACTTCCGGCAACATCATCTTTACTGGAAAACCTACAAGGGAGCTTTGCAAGTAAGCAAGATTTGTTTGTTGAAAGTGGAAGGGCACAGGTAGAGGAATCGAAGCTGGAACAGTCTATCAATAGTGTGAAGCAAGCATTAGATACGCTGGTTAAAGGTGTAGATGCAACTACGGCTATTGATACGTTTAAGGAGATTGAGGATTTCTTGTCAGGAGTAACGAATAAGAAGACTTTAACCGGGATGCTTGCCGTTGTTGATGGAAAAGCTGCTACTGCGCAAACAACTGCTGACTCTGCAAAGACTACGGCGTCTTCTGCTTTGGCTAAAGCGACTGAAAACGGAACAAAACTTGCTACTATTCCCAGCATGCCCGCCAATGACGGAAAAATATATGGATTCTGTAATGGTGCATGGATAGTGATAGCTGAAAGCGGCAAATCTATATACACATCATAATGAAAACAAAATTAGCAATCGGAATAGTGATAGCGGTATTGATTGCCGCTATCATTTGTCTCTCCAATTTATTGAAGAAAGAACGTTATGAGAGTAAACGCCAATCCGGAAATATTGAGGCGTTGTTTTCAGAGTTGAAAACTTATAAGGTAAGAGATAGCCTCAACGTAGCTGAAAGTAAACAGCTTCGTCTAACTATTGAAGAGTTGGAGGAATATCGTGAAGCTGATGCCAAATTGATTAAAGAATTGAAACTAAAACCTTCACAAGTTGAGTATATCACTCATACAAAAGTGGTAACAAAGGATAGCATCGTTTTTGTGATAAAGGATAGTTGTTTCAATTATGCGGATAAATGGGCAGAATTTAGTGGGTGTATTCGGTCTGATACAGTAGATTTTAAATACCAGACTTCAGATAGCCTCTCTACCGTAGTAAATAGGGAATATAAACATCGTTTCTTATGGTTCCGGTGGGGAACAAAGGGGTATCGGATGAAAATTGTGAATCATAATCCACGATCACGGATAACATACAATGAATTTATAAAGATCGAGAAGTAGCGGGTGGCAATGATAACCACCCGCCACCTTTTTAGAAAGGCAGATCATCCTTATTATCATTCCCGAACATTTGTTGTTGTGTCGATTGTGGGGGAGCCTGATGTTGAGGTGGTTCCGCAGCATAATTTGGCTGACTGGATGCCGTTTGCTGACCCGGATTGCGAACAATGACTTTCCAACATGTGATTGAGTTATACCACTTACCATTCCATTCAGTGGCATTAATATCAATGTGAATGTCTACTTCTTGACCGATTGTTAATCCAAAATTCATTATGTTATCGTTCATAACAGAGAAAGCTATCTTTTTAGGATATTGCTCTTTTGTCTCGATAACATAATCTTGGCGCGACCATTCTTTCCCGGCTTTAGAAACTCCGCCTTGTGCTGGAAGTGCTACAATTATTTTCCCGCTAATTTCCATTATAATATGTTTTTAAGTTACACAGCCGGATTCAATTTGTCTGACGTACTGATTGCCCGGCTGATTATGTTACAATCCGTCAGTTTCCTTTGTATGATTTGCATTGCCATTTTGCAATTAGAGCTTTCGTTCAAGTTTATGTACTCTTTACTTTGATAGAGGATATTGGATAATCCGTCTATCAAACTGAAAAGGGCAGTCAATCGAAGGTATGTTAGTCTCTTTGCGTCTTGGTTATACGGAATGGTTTCTTCTATGCGTTTATCGAGTGAAAGACACGAAAGCTCACACATGCACCGGGTTAATTCCATTTTTGCAAGAAGAGCACTATCTTTGATTTTGTGCTTATCAAACTCTGATTTTATACTGTACTCCATTTTGAGTAGGTCAGGTTGTAATTCTTCAGAAATAACTTCGTTCGCATCTGCCATAAAAAAGATTTTCTTTCCGGCTATTTCCGCAATACGCTTTTCGTATTTCTGCATTTCTGATTCTATCCGTTTAGCTTGTTGTTTCACATAGAAACGGTAATATGGTGATTTCTTCAGTTGGCTTACAAAGTCTACTACAAGCCCACAAACTACATCATTAGTAAATAGTATATTGTAAACGGCAGTAAGTGTGACATTCTCCGCCATATCCCGGCTTATTTGTTTTTCCATACGTTCATTAAATCTTTGATTATTGCTTTAAGGATACAAATAAGGGCAACCATTTCGATTGCCCTTATAATCCATTGTATTATACTCATTAATCATTCCTTATTTGATTAAAGTCCATTTTTGCTTTTATCAGAGCATCTATATCACTTCCGAAATGATTAAGAGTGCTCATGGCTACAAGTATTACGTCTGCCAATTCCTCTTCAAAATCAGAGAAGTGCTCAATGTGCGGGCTTTTCTTCCCTTCAGCATTGAACACTTCTGCAACTTCATTCAGTAAATCACGGTGGAAATTATTTTCTTCGTCTATAAGACTTATCTTCCCACGGCGAACGGCGCAGTCATGCACTTTCTTTGCGATTTCATTCAAACTATTTTGCATTGCTACCTTCCTCTTCTTCAATTATTTGTTTCAATTTATCCAAATCGTTATCTCCATTATCTCCATTCAATATGTAGGATATTTCTTCTTCCTTCGTCATATTTTTAGGCATGTTCTTTGATGAATCAATCAGTTCTTGAACTATTGCGTCTATTTCATGGTTGGGAGTTTCGTAGAATTGCTTGTATTTAATAGCAGACTTTTCGATATGCTTTAGGTCTTTCTTACTAAGTTTCATAATATTACTTCTTTGGTAAAATGTCACTAAAATCTTTGTTTAAAATGTCGTTAAACTCTTTAGCCCTTTCATACATCTCATTTTGAGTGCAGTAATCCCGTAGTCTTACAATCTCCGCAAACCGCAATAGTCTTAATTTATCTACCAAATCTTTGTAGTATAGGTCTTGAATTTGATGAAATGCGGAGAATTGATTTTGTAGATTCTCTAAAAAATTAAAGAGAAATAACACACCAGCTACCAATAATACTATCACAAATATTATTAGGAAAATAATTATATAATTCATTTTTTAAATTGTTTATAACTAAATATTGGCATTTTTTTAGGCTTTGGACACTCTTTTAGGTAGTTTCTATCTACCGTAAAAATATCCTGCAAAAGACTTTTCTTTAATGCTTTCTTTTGTTTTCGAGGAAGTCTTATCAATTTATTGTATCCGTAAATACCGCCTACAATATGCCATAGGCTGAAATTGATTTTTAATCCTTCGTACATGTTTTTTATACTTTACTTCTTTTACATTTTAAACATATCATAATCTCTTCCAACACAACTTTGTGGGAGATTTGCTCTATCTAAATCAGCCTGACTTATGAAAGAATCCTTGAAGTAGAACTTACTTTTTAAAGAAGTACAAGCAAGCATAAATCCTCGTAACTCTCGCCAATTATACTTTTTCCCACTTAACAGACCGACTTTATATAAATCGCAAAAGCCAACAGTGCTGATTATCATAGACAAACTACCTTCGAGGTCTATAATAGGCTCAATGGACGCAAAAGTTTTATATCCACTTTCATGGAGTACCTTCATGGCTTTTATCCGGTCTGAATTGCTTGAAGCGTTGGATTCGAGTTCATCATGTCCGGTCAATGTAAATCCAAATGCAACGTGACGTGTGTATGCTATGTGCATCAAATTCTCATTCAATGCGCTTTTACTACAAAGAGGACGAAAGAACTTTTCGGCAAAATCAGCTCTTTTAGTGAGGATTTTTACATTGACACTATGATGTACACAGATTTTAATTGCACGTACAGTCAGGTCTATTGTCTGGGGGAGCATGGGATCAGTTGTAAAAGAGAAGAATAATCCATGCTTCTGAAGTTCCCTAAGATTTGCCAACAATTCTTTTTCAAAAATGGATATAGCTTCTTCTTCGTCTCTGAAACATTTCTTCAGTTTCGGGGTATCACTCCACACATGGGACATTACACCTTTCTTGCAATAACAATAATCACAATTATTGGAGCATCCTGTATAAAAATTACAAGCCCAATCGCTATACTCGCCAGCTTTGCCGGACGGATTGTATATAGCTTTTCCGTTAAATCTATTATTTCCCATTTGTAGAATGTTATAATCCGTACGTTTCATTAAACAATGAATCTGCTTTCTGAAATAGTCTTGTAAAACGATTCTCTTTATACTTTCTCGGTGAGGAACACCCTAATATCAAAGATAGAATCGTACATATTATCAGTATTTTCTTCATATTACTATTCATTCTTCAAGTCGTCTAAATTGTGAATATAAACTTCTACTTCTCTCATTGATAATTCATTACCCCATTCGTGTCCTCTTATATTGGCAATGGTAGAACTTGGGTATTTCTCTTTAAGCATCTTATCTAAAAGAATATAGTTACCATCAGTAAACAAAACATTACCTCGCTCTTTTAAACTTATTTTAAAACCAAGTTTAACAAGATACTCTGCCTTTTCCGCATCGGTGGGGGCTTTTGGGGAATCATCACGATAGGCATGACAAATCGAACCGCTTAAAATCAGTTTTACCGCTCCATACTCTGTATATGAAATATCACTAACGTGTCCAAATCCGTATATATTCCACCATTTCTTTATGATATTAGAAATATTTTTCAACTTTTCTCTAACATCTTCGTTTGATACTTTCTCTCCAAGTTGTCTACGAAGTTCTCTATTTTCATTATTTAACGACCGTATATCTGAATACATTTCGTCTTTTTTCTTTTTCAGAACACCTTCATAACCAAGTTCGTCAAGAAAGTTAAGTACATATCCTTCTGTTAAAGAAAGATGTGTTTCTTTCATTCCTTCTGTAAGATTTCCTTCTTTTAGTTGTTCGTAACAAAATCCAAGATTAAAACAAATGTCTTTATAAATCTTTTCTATCTTTTTAGCTATCTTACCGTCTTTGTCCTCTACTAATGTAGGGTCTTCATTCCTTGTGAAATTTAATTTTCTTTCTTCCATTTATTTTTCTATTTTACAATCGGAACACCCGCCACATTTTTTGCCAGCCTTTAATAGTCGGTACATAAAAGGCTCCTTAATTCCTGCATCATCGAAAGATGGATAACAGCCGTAACCACTACAACGAGAACCGAAATAGGTTCCTTTGTCATAGAATAAGTTGCTTATCAGCTTTAGCATATTCATTTTTATTAGGGATTTGAATTATTCTTCATCAGGGAATCCAAGTTCTTTCATGGAATAGCCCTGATTTTCTATCCATGCCTTAAATTCATACCATAGCCCATGTTCATTAATGAAGCAGTCTATAAGTCTTATAAGTTCTTCTTTTGTCATATGTTAAAATCAATTTTCTGTTGCAGCACTTCATCTGCATAATATTTGTCGAAACTTTTATCGCTTATCCACCAATTAAACCCAAATTCGGCATCGGTGAAGTTATGATTGATATATCCCGCATCAATCAGTTTTTGAATTGTTTGTATCCACTTTCGCTTCACATGAGGAAAACGCTGGCAGTCTTTTAGCTTCTGTTTGTAGTTAGACATCGGGCAAAGAATACATCCAATACGTTTATAGCCTTCATCGTATAATTTGCAGTGCGGTATATTATTCGAGTTAAGAAACTGCCAAACTTCACGTTCATTCCAGTAAAGAATAGGCGAGACAAGAATCTTATCTTTTCCATTGACGCATGTAACCATCTTTTCTTTGTGCTCTGAAAATTGGTCAAAGTTCCCGCTGAATTTATGGCTGCTAATCTCAATTTCTTCACGTTTAGAGCGCCGCACACTTTCAGCTTTACGAATGCCGATCAAGGTGACTTTACCTGCACCGGACATTTCTTTAAATTCAGCACAGCACCAGCGCATCGTTCGTGTAGGAATAATACGCTTTTTTAGAGCCATGTCATAAATAGACATTTTAGGCTTTATCAGTTCCACGTCTGGGTAATTCCTCTTCACAAATCGAATAACGTCCGGAGGGTCAATGCTCGTAAGGTTCATGTGAGCCTTAAACTTTACTCCTGCCATCTTTGCAAGGTGATATAGAACTTGACTATCTTTACCGCCGGAAAAGGCTAAGTAAAAGCCATTCTCTGGGTCATAGTCAAGTGCCATCTGTTCACATTTGCGAAGCAAGGCGATGGAGTAATCTATCTTAGTTTGCAGATTCATATGATAAAGACCTTTTTGTTTTCACAGTCAAAATATACTGTTTCATACTTATTGCGATTAAAAGCAATAGGGAGGTTTTCTATCGGACAATATCCGAGAAACTCATACACTATTCCATTTTTGCGAATAGAGAATAGGTCGCCAATTTTTAAATTCTTGATTTCACTCATTACTGATTTGTGTTTAGTTAGTCTTCCATTTCTTTTTTAATCATTACCTTAACCTCTCTCTTTAAACGAGTGCGCAAAGTTTTACCTAACTTCTTACGCATACGTTTTTGTCTATCCGACCTATAATCTCGTTCTCCCCAACGGCGTGTTCTGAATACAGCCCATCCACCATTATCTTCGTTAGAATTATCTTCTTCCATCTCATTTTCTTCAAGATAGTGTTCAAGAGCATCTTCACATTTACTCCCTTCGCAGCTACTATAACCATTTGGATATAAGTGTGAACCTTTTTCCCAATCTTCTAAAGGACAGAAATCACAAAGTCTTTCGCCCAGTTCTTCCATCATTTTTCTATCATCCATTTTTACTTTCCTTTAAATAATTGATCCTACGAAGTTTGTGGAAACGATAATATGCTGATAGGTTAAGTTTATCAATGAATTTGTTGTCAGCTTTGGTAGAGGACACCTTTTGAGCGGCTTTGGCTACATGGAAATAAATAATAGGTTCCGTATATCCATCTGCCCGGCGTGTTCCATTGATAGCATAAATAAGTCCGGCAAATTCAGGAACTTCTTCTGGCTTCACAAGTCCATCAGGAACTATGTAATAGAAGTAGTTGGTACGTCCACCAGCCAAAATGTTATCAAATTTGCTATTCCCATTTTGATCTTGCTTCTTACTATCTTTGTGGAAATCACACCTACTAACTTTTACTTCATATTCATAGGTGAGCCGTGACCGGGTAACTTCTAAAAGATCAGCTTCCCATTTTTCAACGAAAACATTTGGGTATATTTTATTCCCCTTTCTATCCCGGAAGACAAGCTCACAGAATCCATTAATAATATCGGCTGTTTTCATTTCAGCTTATCAAACTGTTTATCAAGTTCATATTGGAAGAAGCCTAAAGCCTCTTCATACTCTTTTCCTTTAATATTAGAAAAGTACATGGCACTACTAAAGGCTTTAAGGGCAGCTTCCTTTCCTTTCTTTATGTAATATTCAGCCTTTATAACCGCCTTTCTTTCAGTCTCTTCTTTTTGGAATTGTAGATGTCGGTCAATGGCACTACGTCCCCATTGGAATAGTTCTTCTTTATCTCCAAAAGTTTTTGATTCTTGCCAAACGATACGTTTTTCAGAAGAAAAAGCGTAAGCGGATATTCCTTTGTGTTTTTGTACGTGTACAACAATATCAAAACCTTTGTATTCTTCTTGCCAGCCGTAACCACCAAGAGAGAAAGGAAACTCATTTTTTTCGATCATAAAGCCTTAATGTTTATCAATGGTCGAATCGTATCAATTATATCAACGGTAGGTTCAATAAGCTCTTTGATTTCATCCGTACTTTTGTATGCCATAGGACTTTCGTCTATTGTTCCTTCACATACGGATGTAGAATATACTTCAACCATTCTTTCTTTGAATGTCTCCATTGATAATTTCTCTTTGGCAAAAGACCGGGAGAATAAACGTCCGGCTCCATGTGGTGCAGAGTAATTCCAATCAGGATTTCCCTTACCGCGACAAAGTAATATACCGTCAGCCATATTCATAGGAATAACTACTATTTCATTCTCATGTGCAGATATGGCACCTTTACGAATAATAAGGTCATCAAAGTTGATATAATTATGCACCGTTTCGATGGTAGACGAAGTTTTCCAGCCCAATGCGTGGGAGATACGATTGATAATTGTCTGCCGATTTAATGAAGCGTATGTTTGCGCTATTGACATATCAAATAGATAATTATACATTGCAGTATCAGACAAATATCCATTTCTAATAGAAAATTCTTCTTTAATCCGTTTTATCTCTTCCTGAAGACGCTGTGGTGGAACAGTTTTCTTGATCTTTTCCAATTCCGAGGAAAAAGCCCTTTTGTCAAACTTCGCTAATTTGGCGTAATACTTACAAACTTTCACACCAAAGTTTCGAGAACCTGAATGAATAGTTAGATATATACAATTATTTGTATCTTTTCCGATCTCAATAAAGTGATTTCCACCACCCAAAGAGCCGATTGAATTGTAGAATACCTTTTCATTCATACCTACCTTTTTGCATAGTTTGGTTATATATGATTCATCGACATAAGGCGGCTCCGGGAACATCCCCTCTCGATGAAAAGATAGATTAATGTTTGCTTTGTCGAAGAATGACTGCTTTTCGGATTCTGTGATAGATTCACTATTAATGTCAAATCCCATTGGAACAACGTTTCTGATAGTTCTATCAATCTCTTCAAAAGAAGATTCACTAACAACATTCAGAATCCTCACAAAAGCCATCCCACAACCAATATCTACACCAATATGATTGGGGTTGATAAGCCCTGTAACTGGCATTGTGAAACCAATCACAATATCAACTCCCTGATGTGTGTCCGGCATAATCCGTACAGGAACATCTTTGGTAACTGGATTATCAAGAATGTTTTGGATTGTGCCGATAGCAGCAGACTCTATTGTTTTTGCAAAAACCTTGCAGTCTTTTCCATATTTTCCTTTTAGTTCTATCATAGTTATATTTTTTCGTTGAGTTTATCTTGAAGTTCGTTAGCACAGTTCTTTGCGTAATCTGAATCGGCGTCCACAAATGACTTAATTGTTATCCAAATGAACATAATTCTCACCTGTACTTTATACTTTGGGATAACATACAAATCTTCACAACCATACTTGTCAGACATTATAGCATAGCATTTTACGGTTTTAATTCTGTACTTTTTCATCTTTGTTTTTGGATTTTTCTTTTATACATTGAAAAGCATCTTCCACTCCTTTTTCATATCCCTTGTAATATCCGGTTTTTTCCTTGTGGTTTTCAACTGCACGCCATTGTGATGCACCGATGCACGCTGCAAAACCAATAAGCATAACGATTGCCCCGATACCAAAAACCGGATTGTCGAGACTGAACTTCAGTGGTCTAAAAGAAATGTCCACGCCGGAAAGGGCTATAAATAATATGAATAGCCCGGCAATTAGTTTAATTATTTGTTCCATAATGCTTCTTCTACTTTAAATGTGAATGATAACAATGACTGGCATCCGCCTCTTAATTGAGTATGTCGGTTACAAACGCTTGCAGAACCACAATGGGAACAAAAAGCATTTTGTACCTTTTCAAGAGACTTTTCCGTACCTTCCTCAAATATTATTTCTAATCCATAAATTTGTGCGGCATGGTATTCCAATAAGCATCCGTTAGATTTCTCCCAGCCACGGCAAAAGAAAACCGCTTGACATTCCAGTAATGCCATAATATCACGTCCCATGTAGTATGATATTGGCTTGTCCGGTTCCGGTGAGATTTCTAACGGGGAGATAGGTATGTATCCTTTTTGTTTGAGAGTCTTTTTTATCAGGTCTGACTTGCGCTTGACATATTGCTGTGGAATACCCGTTATTGGCAAACTGATATAAACGCTCTTATTCATACCTGAAAGATGTAAAATGAATGATAGCCATATTTTGTGAAGTATCGGCACCTTTGAACCATGCTGCCCAATCTTCAAAGGACAATCCATCATTATGTGCAATTTCTTCCAATGTAAGATTTACTTTTATCTTGCCATCAACAGATATAGCTACACACTCTTTGTTATCCAGTTTATCTACGAATCTTATAATCTTCAATGGCTGTATTCCAACGCCATCATCTTTTGTCAGATTAAGAATTGTCGTTTGTTTACTCCGGTAGGGTTTTCCCGACCATTGTCGAATGGATAATACCGCATTTCCTTCTTGTACTTCATGGATACGCTTCTCCCATAATTGGTAATTTGTGCGTATCGTATGAATCTTTGGAAAATTCCACGGTATTCCGTTTTCAACTATTGCGTTTCGGGAACAACTTCTTCGGGTATTATCTTTCCCATCAAAAGAACAGTCCCACATGCAAGCATCACTGAAATTTCTTCCCATGAGAAATTTACACCGAAATCGAGTTGGTTTTCCGACTTTTGGGTGCCCTTTCAAGAAGAAAGGTGAAAGAGTTATCACGTATGTTTTTATTTTGTCCATACTATCAGAAATAAAAATGGCTGCAACTAACGCCGCAGCCATTGATTAGACATGCTTTTTATCTTTTCCCGATCAGAAAATCTCTCCATAATTCTTTGAACTGATTTCCAAAGTATTTGGCTATTTCCTCTGATTTTACAGCAAGGCGAGAGCCGACAGTCGCAACCGAGCTCGACCAAGCGTCATTCGAGCGCGCAGACGCCAAGCCGCAGGACGCACCGTAATACGCAGCACCGCCCCAAAAGACCAGCTCTTTGCGTTTCTCTTCGTCCATGTCGTCAATCTCTTCTTGTGAATACAGATAATACCACGGGAACCAACGGTATTCGTTTTCAGTGAACCGAGGAAACTCCGGGTCATTGTTCAAAGCACGGGCAATCGTGGATAGCTTCACATAAGCGATATGTGCAATGTCAATCACCTCTTCTTTCTGCCCGTCTCCATATTCGATAAGTAGGCGGGAAACAGGTTTGATACCAAGTGCTTCACAAGCATCTTCATAGGTTTTAATGTTATGAAAATCAGTATAATCCGGTTTCTGTTTACCGAAAAGATTAGTAAGAATGTTGATAGCAACTTCGCAACCGTCAGCGGACTTGAACGCTTCAGTTACATTTTCTTGTTTAATTTCAATAGCTTTCATAATTTATTGATTATTAAAATGTTAGTTATTTATTTTCTTCTTTTTGTATTTGACGAACAATGAAAGGTTGGCTGACAAAAGACTTTTTTTCTCTCATTTTCTTAATAAGGTCTTCATGGAATTTCACTCTTTCAATCGCTTCTTCGTCTCCGGCTTCAGCAAGTTTATGCTGATTATCCCAAAATTCATCATAAGGACAACTGATTGAAGACTTATCATCTGCTTTATGAGCTTTGTTTTCGTTTATGATATTAAGTGAACAGAACTCGTCACGTTCTGCATCATAATCATTAAGCCAGCCAATGATTATGTTCCCGTCCAATCTATCGTACACTTTGCCGGAGCACATTGCTCTGTGAAAGCAATATTTTATCTCTTCCAGTTTGAGATAATAAAACCTGTCTATAATCAAATCTGATGTAATTGCTACCTGAATATCATTCATTGTTTTTCCAACATTGAAAAACTGAACAACTTCAGAGATGGCTATTGCGACAATAGCTTGTGCCGCGTTTATATCACCATATTTAATTGTAGCAAGTTCGGAGATAGGTAATTCCGGTGTATCAGTTAAAACGTTCTTAATCGAGGATTTTTGCAAACCCCTGTAATACGCCTTCGGAGAGGTCAGCAAGTCTTTCAACGCTTTCTTTACGGTTGCCGGGAGATTGGTTTTGGCTAATACTAAGTTGTGTTCCTGTTCCATTTTTTAGTTCAAATAAGCCAGCCCAGTTATTTGCGATGGATTGTTCTACGACTGCCATTGCAATATTGGGATTGGTGTTTGACAATTCGAGTAGTTTATGGTAACATGCTTCTATCCCTGATTGGGTGTACGCTTGTTTCCGTTCTTGTTTGTATTTTACCCATCTTTCGATAATAGGTAAAAAATCTGTTGGGACAAATGATAAATCAAGTTCCTTTTTACGAGATTTACTCCTTTTTCCCGCATCGTAGCCAGCAAGCCATGATTGTTTTACTACCTCTTGACAATCAGGATATGTTTTTGCATAGTCCTCTGCCTTTTGTACTATATCCTTTCCCATAACTTTCCTACTCGTTTAAATTCTTCATCATCGGGAACCGGACAATCTTTTATCCAGATCATATCCTTAACCTTCCATGAAGAAAGGTCAGTGGATTCCGGTATCTGTTTCTTTATATCAGGAAACAGATTAAGCCGGAGAGATGTGTTTCCTTCTGCAAATTCATCTTTATAATACAAGAAAAAATCATTAACTTCTAAGAATTTGGGAATATCAGCAGCAGAATGTGGAGTATATACAACTCCATCAAAATATCTGATATTTGAAGGTAGACTTTCAGCTAATGCAGTGTATAAAAATAGCTTCCCTGTATTTCCATATACAAGTTTCTGAATACGTTTTATGCTTATTGCTAAGTCAGCTAATTCGTCAGGAAAAAGAAGCGGTTCTCCACCTGTAATCATTATTTCTTTGTAGTTGAAATGCTCAACAACTGGTAATTTTGAAAAATCCCATGAATTGTTGCAGCACATGGGACATTTATTGGGGCATTGGGTAGTTACCAGCAAACGTAATTTATCTTTTTCCATTACAGAGTGATTTTTTGTGTATATTGTAGTTCTCCTGTATAGCCACGCGCTTTCAGTTCATCCATTAGATGCCGTGGAGTAAACTTTGCTAATTCAGGATTGGTAAACACCTTCTTCAAATTGTTAGCTGAAGGTTTACTTCTTTTTTTGAAGTATTCCTTACCACAATCTTTGCAATAATCTTGTAATCCGTCTTCTTTTGAAGCGTTTTTCCAAAATTCGCTTACCGGAAGTTCTCTTCCGCATTTGGGACATTTCTTTGTTTCCATGATTCTTATATTATAGTTTCTCTTTGATTCTTGCATATTCGCAAATTAGAAGAGCATCGCTTATAGCAAGAGTTATTTTTTTTATATATGGGAAAAGTTGTTGAGCTTTTGCTTTCAATTTGTTCTTCCATTCTGTTTTACTCATTTCTTTGCCACGAGTGCCAAGTTGCAGTGCTTTTTGCCATGACTGTGGAGTAATAGTAACAGTCGGTATTTGAAGAGCAAGCAAAGCCATTTCCAAGTGTCCATAACCTTTCCCAAAGTTAAACATGGCAGAGCCGCTTTGTCCTGGCATACCACCTACTTTTTCAAGATAACAAATAGCATTTTCCTTATTTACCGTGAGATATGAAAGAACATCTTGAGGTGTAGAGGGCATTTTTATAACATCTGTTACAGAAGATAATTCTGTTGAATAAATAGCAATACCTCCATTTTCTCCGGGGTCAATAGCTATGATTTTAGTCTTTTTCTCCATCTTTTATTTTATTGATTATTATTTGTGATAAACGGGCTTTATTGGCTTCTCGGAGTGATTTGCTTTTTCTGTAATTAGATAACCTTATTTGTTCGGCAAATTCTAATTCAGATTGTATATGTTGCAAATCAGCTTTAGTGAATAGTTTCTTTTTCATGGATCATAAAAAAAAGGTAGCCTACTTTCACAAGCAAACTACCCGAAGATTAAACAAATTAATTTTTAAGTGTATATTTATGGCAAATAGTCCAAACGAAAAGCCCCGAAGCGTTTCTCCGGGGCAAAACAACATACATTCCTAATCCCATCCAATTTCGTGTTACCTTTCAGATAGAGTCAGTGGCTAACCGATGCCATGCGGGTGATTCCTGCGCTATCTTCGCCCTACTTTCGGATTTAAAACGGATTTTCTCTCATAAATGGTTGTGGACGGTGCCGGAGTCGAACCAGCCTCACGGATTGTTGGTGCACCTCACCGTAGTTTCAGCCCACGAATACATAACCGCCCATTTGTTCCCGGATAGGCGATCAAGCCACACCGGGAGATGCTATTATTAATCAAATAATGGGTCTTTCACCCAACGCCATTCCTTACGATAGCGGATTAGTTATTATTTGAGGAACTTTGAGAATGTCTTGATTGAACTGTCATTGTCAGTTTTCAGAGATTGAAGTTCCTTGTTTTTTGCAGCTAAATTTTGCATTTGAGCCACATTATCATCCATCTCTGCCTGAATATCAGCATTTAGATTCTCCAAATCCGTTTTTGCTTTAGCGAAATCGGATAAGATACTTTCTCTTCGTTGTTTATAGTCCATAGAGCACATTATTGTTCAATGATTGCAATTTCAGGAGCCAATCCACGGATGATTTTCAACTGTTCGTCAATAGCTTTGTTTCGCTCTTGCTCAATTACGACCTCGGCACCGGGAGAGCAGAGAGAAAGACGAATATTTCTACCATCAACATCAGCAATGATTTCTACTTCGATCACTTCTGCGGAACGTCCTTTGAAAATAGGAATATTTAGGTTGAAAGCCGCCGGAAGATTTGAGTTTACTACCTGACTGTAATTGTCAGTCCGGCTACCGTTGTCCTCCTTGTTCTTTTCCATCTTAGACTCTACACTTGCTTTGAAGTTCTTTAAAATAGAGACAAGCTCCATATTGTAGGTAACGTCAGTGAAGAAGGCTCGATTCATTTTGATGAAACGAGAAAGCTGTGCTGGTTCCCACGTTTTGTCGGTATTGATACCAAACTCTACAAACTTTGGGTACATAGCCAACGCACCTTTAACTTCTGCTTTGTTGCGTCCGTCTGTTTCATTTGTAATGAGAATGATTGTCATTTTCTCTCTATCCACAAGAATATGGCAACGTTTCTGATTGATCTGTTCCGGTTCAGACTTTCTCTTTGTCAGAAACTCGGCAACACTTCCAATCGTACCATTCAAACCGACTTTCAAAGGTTCCAGTACTGGAAGAACATTCTCCTTATCCAGTTCTATAACTTTGATTGTTGCGCTCTCCATGCCGGGAGCAAGATTGATTTGCATCTTTTCGTTTTCCATTGTTGTTTAAAAATTAAAATGATTAATAATCTGTTCCTGTTGCAGCCAAATCCTCTTGGATTGTCTTTTGCATTTCTTGTGCCTCCATTGGACGCTCTCTCACCAAATCACCATTGCCATTGTAATAGCAAGCAGTACGGGTTTCGCGGTCAAGGAATTTGTAACATTCATCTGTCACATCTTCGTATTTGCGCTTGATGTCGTCAATGAGTTTTCCACGATGTTTGGTAATAGGTTTCATTTTCTCTTTGATGCGATCTTGTACAGCCTTTTTCTCGGCTTCCAGTTCAGACATTTCTATATCCAAATTGGCAAGAGACGTTTTTCTTGCTTCCATTTCCTCTTCGGAAAATTGATGCGGATAGGTTATTTTCTCAATAGCCGCACAGTTGTCTTGCAACATCTGTAATCTTGCAAGAGGTTCTTTGTTTTTAAATAATTCTTTTTCCATAACTTGATATATTATTAAAGTGGTTTTAAATCGTATCTTGCAGACCCGACAAATGGTGTCGGATTCTTGCGAACAAAAGTCCTCAACTGACTATCTGTTCTGGGATTGAATAAACGTTGTACTCCGTTTTTGTCAATGATAACTAATTCAGAAGCTACGTAGCAAATAAATCCTTGCAAACGTTGTTTTACCCATTTGTTTTGGGCGGTGCGAGATTCCTTATAATTCTCATAGCTCATTCCTTTTGGGCGGGAAGTAAGAAGCTGTACATTACGTACAACTTCTTTTTGTGCTTTAACTTTACTTTTCTTCATGGATAATTCTTTTAAATTGTGCATGAGATAAAAATTTGGTGCAGCATGTATAAACAGAATTTTCGTTTGAAACAAAAGGTTCTTCTCTGTCGCTGTTAATAGTAGAAAGCTCTGCTATACAAGCACCGTTTTTATATCCATAGTTCCAGAAAACACATAGATCACCGGGAGTTGGTACGTATTTCGGCTTGTTCTCTTTAAAATCAAAATCAAAATGAGCTTCAGTTTTTGTAAGCTCCAATAATTTCGATTTTTCTTCTTCTGTTGCTAAACGAAAGCCATCAATATTGCCGATTCCACATTCAGGAGTTTCCGTGATGAAGAATCTGTCCCCTTCTTCATTTTGAGGAACATAACTTACGTATCCATAAGGAACTTCAAATTTGATAGGAAGAAGAGGATGGGTATTTTCGATGATACTATCAAGAATCATCATGCTACCATCTTTATCACTGATGATAACATCTCCTTTTCTGAATATCTTTTCCTCTTTACGGGTAGAGGACATCTCTTGACTGATTGCAGCAAGAGCCATTAATGCTAATAATCCTTTTTTCATAATTGTAATATTTAGTAGTTATTTATTAAAAAGCGCGGGAACTATTAAATTCTCGCGCTTCTATTAATTGCTTGTTATTTGACCTCTTCGGCGTATGGAGTATCATCTTCTTCAAAATCATCCGGCTTTTGACTTTGTGATTTACGCCAATCCTCGAACATTTCATCATCCAACTGACTTTCCACTTCGAGTACTTTAATCATAGAATCTGAAATACCTGTCTTTGGAAGGAATTTGAAAGCCCAGTTTACTACTGTTTTGCGTGCCATTTCCTCGAAGTCAGTGTCCCACGGAGACTGCTTTCCTTTTTTGACTGCCTCGGAACGACTTTTTATTTCCTCTATGCGAGATTTAGGCATAGCATCGTACTTCTCGGCACCGGAGGTTAAAACTGCGTAATAGTAGCCTCCCATGAGGTCACCGCGCTCTCCGAAAACGTCCGGTTCGTGAATCAATTTCCCACCTGTACCTTTCGTCATGCTAAACTTGTCATTGGTATAAACCAAGTCAGCATATATATCTTTTACGACTCCAGTACGAATGAGAATATCAACCTTACCCATGTACGAGGCTTGAAACTTAACTTTTCCCTTGTATGGTACAAGATAGCCCAACTTCAATTCAGGATTGAGAGATAAGCCCGTAAGAGATACGTTCTTAATCGCTTCAATCAAATGGTCGGGATATGCTTTTGCACAATCAATCAGATACGTGTTGTTCAACATTGCTTGCATAGCGAAGTTTACTTCACGTGCAAACTGCTGTTCAGTACCTCCGGCTGCTAAAAACGCCTTCTTTGGAGATATAAAGCATTTTTCCAGTCCACTAAGTTGTTGTGGGAAAGCTGGTGGAGCTGTTGGGGTTACGACCGGAACTTGCGGTGCTGGTTGTTCAGGAGCCGCTTGTGGTTGTGGGGCTGATTGTCCCATGTTTAAATTACCTTGTTGTTCACTTGGTTTCATTGATTTTCGTTATTATAAAAATTAAACAATCTGTTTTTCTCGAATGAAGGGGTATCAGGTATCATAATCCTACGCCCTTTGAATCCGGGCTGAATAAAGACTTGTGCTCCATCAAAATCATTCTGTTGAGTACAGTACACATGTTGTTCAAGTAACTTCATAAAAAGAAGAGCACTTGATCCCATTTTGACAATACCGTCTTCCATGTGATAAGCCCAGTTGGCAGCACTGACGAATACAGCATCATAAGGGGCAGTCTTTTGCTGCATTACCCAATAGAACTCTTTCCATACGCCTGTACGTTCGTGCTCCATAAACTGATAGAAGGCGGCAGATATTCCGTAATGGAATTTGGCAATAACTCGATTGACCGTATCTTCGTGCAAATCATCCACTGCAACTGTTTTCCAGTCTATGATTTTTTTTGCAGTCTCAACGTCCGGACGGTACTTAAATTTGCAGCCTTTATACTCAACAAAGTGACTGACTTCAGCTTTTGTCTGTTTGAAGCTCAATATTTGCTTTATTTGTTTGGAAGTTTCCCGGCAGCAATTCAATAATTCATATACCATTGTTTCAACTAACTGAACGTCAGCACTGCTCGTTAGGCTTTTTCCGGGATTTGCGGCAACGGCTTCTGTGAGTGCGTCTCTATATTTTTGAGTTTCACGTCCATAAGGGCATCCGGTTCGTTCGTTGATCGGCGGTTGGAAAACTAACAAGTTATTTCTCCATTTATCAAGTGATCCTGTATTCACAATGCTTTCCATTGCATCATGGTATAAAGAGCCTTTCTCGGCAGCTTCAACACCTATCTCGAACATTTCAGGATGAAGTGCTTTGAACCGGGCGAATTTGGGGGATACCAAGTAGTCCTTGATTTGTGTACTACTAAGGAAGTCTTTAAACCGTTCTCCCCGGTGGTATTCCTCGTTGGGAAGGTCATAAATTGTATCTTTGAATTTACTCATATATTGATTATTTGAGATTTCTAAATAAAAAACTCCCTACTTTCACAAGCAAGGAGTCCGGCAGCTTTTAATTAAAAGCTAATTATCATGTGTGGTTAATTGTTCTTTGTAGTTTGAAAGAACATATTCTTTCTCTTCTTCTGTGAGAGAATATGCTTTCGTCATAAACTTAATTGCCATATCTTCGTTATTGTCAGAAAGAGGAAAATAGTCAATAGCGAATCTTCTTGTGAGGTCATTTAATCGCATGTACTTACTACGAACTTCTGAAACTCGTTCACGTATTTCGGTGGTGATGCCAGATGCTTCTTGTAACTGCGACTCATATTCTTTTTTGTCTTTTTCGGCTTGTTCTTTCATAGCCTTGTTTTGCACAGCGAAGTCTGCTATTTTAGCATATAGTTCACTGGAATACACCCAACCGGATTGTACATCAAAATCTGAATCACCCCTGAAAGCATATCGTTCTTTTTTTGTAAGGTATTTATAATCACTACCTAACTTATTCCAATCGTAATCCACTTTACGGAGTGAATTTACATTTTGTAGAACTTCAGCAACTTTTGTCACTTCTTCCATATCCGTAAAAGCAAATCCATCAAGAATGGGAATGGTGAAAATCTGTACGTCCGCAGGTGATATTTCAAATAATTCAGGAACTTTTGGCTTATCCATGATTTTAATTCCTTCTTCCATCATGCGGAGTTTAATTATCTTTTGTACGTCTTCCTCCGTCAATGCAAGAATTTCTTGCCCGGTCATTTCTGTGATCTTTTTCATTTCTTCAAGAATTTATTTATAAAGTATATTTGTCCTTTCCCGGTAACTTTAGTTGTTATCGTATTGATACTTTTATCAGCGCGTACAATAGAGCCATAACTTACTTCAAAAAGTTCCAGTTCCATTGCCATTTGGGTAGGCTGATTGTATTTCTCCCCACATTTACAGAGGTATCCATTGTCGCGCAACCATTTAAAAAGTCTGTTTTGACCGATTTCAATGCCATTCTGTTTGAGAACATTGGCAAGACGACCAATTAAAATGCTGTTTTCAGAGGCTACAACGGCATCCGCAAAAAGAACTTTAGGAGCCTGTGCAGATAACTGATTTTGTTGTATCTCAATTTGTTTTTGTTGTTCTGCGGCAAGCATTAAAGCCTCGCTAAATGAAGAAGGCACCTGAAAACCGTGACGAGATTGGGTTTCCAGTTCTTCCCAACGGTCAATAATTTTTTCGCGAAGTTTCGCATCATAACCGGAAGCGAGAATAAGGCAACCTTTCTTTGTTAGATTGTAACATGGTCTTGGCTTTCCTTGATTATCCGAATATTCCGCCAATTCAAAATTGATTTGGCTAACGCCTTGTTCTAACAGGTTACGTATGTCACGCATTACATTAGAATGCTGTTTGCTCGTGAGTTCTGCAATTTCAATAGAACTCATGGTTTCTTTTGATAAAATTAGCTCTTTCATGGCTTTTAGTGTTGATTGGCTCCCCCTCAACGACCCAACGTTATTACACCGAATTGTGCGGTAGGGGGTATATGTTGTTCTGCTCATGGTAGTACTTCACCTTTATTGTCATTTTAGGCAGATAGATTCTTTAGTGAATCATTCTACTTTTTCACGCTGCCTCGGAAGGACAAGTCTCTTCCTACTGCTTTGGGCGTTTATCTCACTTTCCTCTATATAATCCTGCAACATCACAGGTGAGGCTATGCGCCGGGCAATTTCTCCAAGAGTGTAGCCGGATACAGACCACTAAGCAGGTTTCGCGCATCCCGAATACTATCATCGGTTTAGTTGGTGGATGGATAGGCGGTCAAGCCACACCATCCTTGCTATCTATTGAGGTATTGTAACAGTTCTGATTTTTTGAAGCGTAATCTGTTATTGAGTTTGGTGTGGGGTATCTCTTCGATTCGATTGTATAATGTGCCAACCGACCAGCCTAATACCTTTGCGGCTTCTTTCGCGCCTATCCATTCTTCGGTTTCTTCTTTCACCGTTTGGGAAACTATGTTTTTCACGTCTTTATGGATAAGTTTATAGAGTTCTTCCGCTACCATTCTTGCCTCTGTCCGAGTCATCATGGGTCTACCACCTTGATAGTTACTGTATGCGTCTTCCAGTCCGTGCTAACGGAGTAGGTTTTTCCGTCTTCTCTTGGATGTACGTTTTTCACATACTGTACCGTATTGCGGGCAGATACACAAGCTGCATTATTTTCTAATTTAACTTGTAATACTCCGTTTACGGGAATCTTCTTAATATCTTCAACTGTTACTTTCATATTTCACTTTGTTTTTACAGGATTTTATTTGGAAATAAGAAAGCTAACAGCTATCTTTGCTTTTGGAATATGTATAGTAGCTATCGGTAGCTGCCAGCCATTCTTATATCCTTTTGTCTGTTGTTCTTTACTAACAACGATGCAAATGTAGTTCAAGATATTGAGTGGTGCAAGCATTTTCACTCAAAATATTGAGTGAATTTATATGTTTTATAGCATGTTTTTGCTTAAACCATTGTCTGATAGCCTTTTATCGCTCAATATTTAAGTCTATAAAATGGAAGAAAAGAAGGAAAATTCAAAGTCACGTTTTTTGGAGTTCTTGAATCGCATAGAAGTTTCACAATATAAGTGCGCTCAAATGTGTGGTTGGGCATCCGGCTATCTAACCGGGTTGAAAGGCGATTTTGGTGCAGATAAGCTCGCTACAATAATGAGAGTTTTTCCTAAACTCAACGTAATATGGCTTATAACAGGTGAAGGCAGTATGTTTAATCCTGAAAAAGCTCCTGAAAGTGATACTTTAGAATCCACGAAAGAAGAAGGGGCAACTATTCCTTTTGAAATGTTCATGCAAACCACTAATAACTACAATAAAATAATTGCAGAGAAGGATTCCGAGATAAATGCTCTACGTCAAGAGGTGGATAAACTCAAAAAACAAATAGAAAAGTAATATGGAAAGAGCTATTGATAGGTTGCTTCAATTCATCGAGTATTTGAAAAAATCCGAAGGTGAGGTTAAAAATGCAAAGGCATTTGAAGAAAAGTGCGGGCTATCCAATGGCTATATCGCTAACTCCAAGAAAAGCAACGGAAGTATTGGGAGTGATATGATCGCAAAGATTCTATCACCATTTCCACAGTTGAATGTAGAATGGCTATGTACTGGAAGAGGCGATATGTTAAAGCAGGGGATGGTTTTCTTTTCAGAGTTGCTTGGAAATAAAAATGTAAATATCGAGATAGCGCGTGATAATGCAATGTTTCCAGTAATAGAACAAGGGAATATGATCGCAGTAAGTCAAGAGCCGGAAAATGAGCTTATTTGCGGTCAGGTCTACGCGATATACATGCCTGATGATTCGGTCTTCTTCCGTTATGTGTCGAAGGTGGAACCTACAAAAATATTGATGGTTGCGGCAAACCGGGAGCCGCAATATGGAAACGGGCAGGAGTTAAATAAGAAAAAGATAAAAGAAATAAAACGGGTTATCGGCGTGGTTAAGTCATTTTTATGATACTACAATGATACCAATGGTAGTAATTAACAATGTATTATGTTGATTATCAGATGTCATTATCTTTGTTGGTAGTCCCGTACGCACCGCAAAATACTTACAGAAGAAGCCTTTGATTGTATTATAATCGAAGGCTTTTTTATATACTATGCAGAACTTTGAAAAAGAATTGTCTTTAAAGTTCTTGTTTAGGTTATGTTTTTTATTCTGAACTTTACCATTCTAACTTTACCATATATGATTAGAGAAATTAAAGAAACGGATTATCCGCGTTTGATAGAGATTTGGGAGAATGCGGTGCTAAATACCCATGATTTTCTAAAAGAAGAGGATTTCTTGTATTTCAAGAAACAACTTCCTGTCTATTTTCAATATGTTATGTTGTTAGGGTTTGAACAAGAGGGAGTGCTTGTTGGATTTATGGGAATTGCGAATGGTAATCTTGAAATGCTATTTGTAGATAACTGTTGCCGGGGGGCAGGAATTGGAAAACAGCTGGTAGCGTATGCGGTAGCTAACTTGCAAGTGACTAAAGTTGATGTAAATGAGCAAAATACTCAAGCGATTGGTTTTTACAAATATATGGGTTTTAATATTGTGGGAAGATCGGAATTGGATGGAGAAGGTAAGGAGTATCCCATCTTACATATGGGGTTATAG